GCTATAGAAGAATACGTTTTATGCAACTTGAACCTGGCGGCAAAATAAGTCCGCACAGTGATGCTCCTGGAAAGTTACCAGGTGAAGAAAATTTAGATATGCTTGAGTTTGGAGTACCTATTAACATAGCAATTATTCACCCAGACGACTGTCATATGACACTTGAAGGACACGGTACTGTTCCTTTTAAAGAAGGAAAGGCTTTTATAATTAATATAAGAAACGTACATAGTTTTGTTAACAATTCTAACACACCTAGAATACACTTAATAGCACATGGTATACCAGGTAAACGTAAAGATGAATTTGTAGAACTTATTGCAAGAAGTTATAGGAAACAGAATGAACAATAGTATTAAAATATTAGATGTGTTCTATGGTAACAAATGCCAACTGGCCTGCGCTCACTGTGATACTAGAAGTGATTACATACGTAATGGTGAGTTTGATCCTACCCTTGAAAACATATTAGAAAGTGTTACACTTGCTAGTGAACAATTCAATGTAGAATGTTGGAGTGTGCTAGGAGGTGAACCATTCTTATATAAAGATACAGTTCTTGCAATAATTAAACATATCCGAAGTTTAGAAAAAGAAAAAGATAAAGTTATTTTCTTTCCTACTAATGGTATTGCACTAAACAAGCCAAAGCAAATGGATTTTGCTGTAGAATTAATTAAAGAATATAAAGTGTGGATGCAGATATGTAGTCATGTTGCAGCATGGGATGTTCTAATAATACATAATCAGATGTTAGAAAATGTATATACACTTGCAGCCCGTGTAGGTATACCTAAATTAGAAGTAACTTCTACTTGGTGGAAAACTATAATGAACTTAGGTGGCGGTGATGCTGCTTGGGAAGAGTTTAATAACCGTAAAGGTATAGATTTAAATGAGCTATCTCCTAACGAAGCAGCCTGGATGGATGCAAAGAACAAGAGTGGAATATATTATATGGAAGCTCATAGCTTTCAAAAGATACATAACAAAGATTCACTAGGAAAGTTGAGACCGTTCAACGAAGGTGATCCAAAATCGTCATACTGGCAAGGCTGCCCTAGCTGTTTCTGTGCAATGTTGTATAACAAAAAAGTATACAAGTGTGGAGCATTAGGAACTTTAATTAATGTGCTAACAAAGACTGGACAACTAAATGACAAAGATTGGCAACCATATATAAACTACAAGCCTGTTGACCTAACACTTAACGATCCAAACGCCATACGTAATTTTTATGATCAACATTATACACACATCGATGCCTGTAATATGTGTCCTAAGAATGTTGATAAAGTAAAACAAAACGAACAAAACGTACTAGCCAAGTACGCAAAAAATAGGATATAGATGCTTCGCCTTCCTGAACTTACAGTATATATTTCACACACTTGTGATCTAGCATGTGAAAGTTGTTTTACTTACAACAACTTGAACTGGGGAGGTCACTTTGAGATTGATTCATCTGTAGAAGTACTTAAAGATAAAGTTACGTTTGATGAAATATTTATTTTAGGAGGCGAAGCAACATTGCACCCTAAGTTAGGCAAGTGGACAGAATGGGTTGAATATATGTGGCCCAACAGTAAGAAGTGGATTGTAACTAATGGTAGGCATTTAGATAAACTAAATTTAAGATGGTTTGATAACTGGCAAATAGAAATATCGGCACATTCACAAACTGATTTAACAAATATAAAATCTTGGTTACGTGATAACAATATCACATACACTAAGTTTGTTGACAACCGTCATACTGATGCAGACATACATTACACACTAACAAAGGATAATGTAGTTGTTGGTGAATTATCTGAATCATGGCAATTCTATAAATTGCCGCATATGGTAAAAGACAAACGATCAATCACATGGCCAACACTTAGTAACATAGACGAGCAGTTTAGTTTATGCCCTACAAAAGAATGTATGCATTTACTAGACGGACGATTTTACAGATGTCAACAACAAGCCTTACTTCCAAAGTTAGCTAGACAGTTTCAAATAGAACAACCGTATAAAGATATTGCACAGCAAGATTTAGGCAGTAGTCCTGAAGAATTTATAGAGTGGAGTGATACTAGATTACAATCGCAATCTCAATGCCAATTATGCAATTGGAGTAAAAAAATTGATCTCCCAATAGAATCTGAAATTAAGAAAATTAAAGTGTTACAAGTATGAACATAGTTGAATATAATCCTAATGGCAACAACGAACTAGTATTTTGTATTTTAGATACAACTGCCAAAATAACTGATCCGTGGATCAAAGAGCTTACTAAGAACCAAGCTGACTTTACACTACAGAACCTCTTCTCTAAGGGCTATACAGTGCTGCAAGGCACAAGTGGGGACTTACTACTACAGGAAGCAATGAAACGCTTTAAACACGCTTGTATGCTGTCTACGGGTACTGAATTTACTAATGGCACAACAGCAATAGATGCTCTGCTCAAAGAATGCCAACCTGACTATCTAGTTAAAGGGCATATTTTGGATAGAGGCGATGCATATTACGAACTGCACCAACAGTGTTTTTTGGTTAACCTAACAAACTATAAAGACCTAGGGTGTCCAAAAATTGGACAACAGCAACTTGGTGAGCAGCACACACAACTAGCAGTACAACGTTCAACTAATAACTTTCATGACAGCTATACTCCTCATTGGATTAAACTAGATACGCCGTCTGGAAACACCAAATACAATCATAAATGTCACGGATGGAATATTATTAGTGTTGCATTAAAAAAAGGGTTTTATGTTAAAGCATTTCCTGAAGATATTAGAAACAATAAAAAACATCTTTATCCTGAAAGTCCTACTGACTTTTACAAGCAGTTGGAGTATGTATATTACAAAGATAATTTTTGCAGGACCGAGCATATACATACAGATCACACTGAACATCATAATAGGATTTACGAAAATCTAAGACAAGTAGTTGCTCCAGCAAGTGGTGAAATGTATAAATCATGGATACACAAAACTAAGCCTGTAACTGTTGTACTTTATGATTACAATGAAAGCAGTTTAGCTTACTGGAAAGAAAATGTTGAACGTTTGCCTAACGTAACATACAAATTTGTTAAATGGGATTTACTAGGAGAGCATGTTAATATATGTGATTACCTGGAAAAACGTTACATAAAGTATACATTGTACAACATAAGCAACATTTTTTGCTATGAAGGCACTAATACACTATACAACATTAAGTATAAACTGCAAAAAGAGAACCATTTAATCAATTATTTAAAGCAAGAAATGCCAGACGCACAAATAAACTTTAGCTCAAGAACTTCAGAAGCGTTTACACCTTATAACTTATATGGGACTGCAAAAGATATTCTTGTATATAATATTGATGAATTTAAATGCCCTACTTGGCATATTAATGATTGGTGTACTCAGTAACTTGTAGCACTATCCTTGGTACAAAAGAAAGATTTGCTGCACCGTGTTCGTCTTGCGAATGTGAGTATTGAAACACATCACCTCTTTTGTAATCTGATACCATTACATCATTGTATATAAAAACATGCCCAGGAATATAATCTTGTAAAGGTACCCAATATCGTTTGCATGTGCCATCATCGTGAGTGTGTGGATCTGTATGCATAGGCATCATTTGCCCAGGTAGTAGTTTAGTGATCCACCAATGACAGTTTCCAGTTGTCCAAGGAAACTTTAGATCAATTTGTAAGTCTTGCTGTTCATATACATACCACATTATTTTATCAAAGTTAAATGTTTCTTGACCTTGTTTCCAAAGATCTTCTTCAACAGCATTAATAGGTTCCCAATCACCAGGTCGAGCTTGACCAGTCGAGATCATTACAAGATCATTTATTTCAGGAGCTAGTGTGTTATTAAAGTTACCTACCCAATCCATATTTAATAATGATCCAGTGTGTCAATGCCTAGCTGTTTGCGAAATGCATTTGAAAATTTGCAATCAATACGTAAGCCGTATTCTACTTCTTTAGAACTTTCACCGCCATGCCAATCTTGGTCGTTCCAAAATGCTGCGTTGCAGTTGAGGTACTGTTTGTTTTCACTTTCGGGATCCCAAATATAAAATCCTCTCTTTGTGCGATAGCGTATATGTATGAATTCATTATTGTGCGGACTGTATTGCTTATCATCGTGTACTCCATTATTAGCGTCCAGGTCTCTGTGTTCAAATGCTTTGCCATTATGGTCGCAATGGAAAAATATAACTCTACCAATACGATCAATAATACCTTCATTTTGCATACTTTGCACCCAGTTAACTACACCCGGAAAATACTTTGACTCTTCAGTTAATTGTCTTTCTGCATTACGCTCATTCCAGTCTCCTTCATTCCATAAAAAGTAATAAATGTAAGGATCATTTGCTCCCATAGTAGCTTTAAGATAGCGAGTAAAAATATTACGCTGTTTGTAGTCGCCAAAATCTTTAGGAAGTATTAGTTGTCCTTGTACTTTAATAGGATCGTCATCAGGCAATGCTTCGTATTCTTCCATAGCTTTATAAATTGGTTTCCAATCTAATATGTAACTAGAATCTTTCCAATCAAAACCAGGTGCCATCCAGGTGCCTTCTTTAGCATAATCTCTTGCTAATGCAAATCCTTTAGCAATCTCCGGATGCAAATTTTTGAAACCTGTGATGTCTAAGTATGGGTCTAAGTTAATATAAGGCTTACCGCCAATTCCTCTAATCATAGTAATACTTATCGTTAAATAACAGCATGAACACTAACTTTGAATATTACTACAACAACGTTCCCGGAAAAGGCCTTTGCCGCAATAACTTAATATACACCAGTCTTGTTGACAATAACAAGAAACAGTTTTGTCAATGGTACTACAATGATACTGACTATCACAAAGGACACAATCAAGTAGTTGATCCTAATTTAATGGATGAAAAGTTTGAACGTGAAATAAAATTCCTTAGTATAATGCGTAAAGAGTATCCTCAGCACATACCTGCATATACTGTAGATTACGAATGGCGTAAAATATATTTAGAAATTGACGGACCAGACATGTGGGAATTAGCGGGCTGTAATACAAATGATTATACATCTGTACTACCAGACTGGGACATACAAATGTTAGAAATTATTCAAGCACACAAAGACTTAGGATTATACAAATACAGTATGCACCCTAGCAGTTATTTTATTGTAGACGGTAAACTAAAAAGTATGAATTACTTCTTTACATATGATAATAATGATGTTAATATTAGCTTACGTAGTGTAATGAGTCATATCAGTGAAGATAGACAAGCAGACTTATTTCCTAAAATGGAAACAATGGGCATTGATGTCGATGCACCTACTAATCATAATGCTATACAACAGCTGGCGTTTGAAAGTTTTAAAACTAACTTTCGTGACGATGTAATGGAAAAGGCAAAACAAATATATGCATAAAATGATAGAATGGAATGAAGACTTAGACTTGTCTGAATTTTATAGTGAGGCAACTCGCAGAGGCTTCGTCAATAATGCTAGTCAAAAGGCTATGATTGATTGTTTTCATAACGAACGTGAGTGGAATGCTTGGATACTGTATAACGGTGATAAAGCAATAGGCAGTGTAGCAGCACACTCGTTTGATGATGTTATGGGTCCTAACTCATATAGGATACTTACAAGAGTATGTACATTTGGCGAAGCAAGGCCGCACAACGGATTAGTAAAAGCAAATCGACTTTGTGCTGAACATCAAAATCTTACAGATCAATTTATGCTTCCTGTTTGTTTAGAATGGACAAAAGATAAAGGTAGAGTGTTTGCTACTTCAAACAAAAGTAAAGAAGGGAGTCAGCGTCTAGTACACTCTATATATTTTCCTACACTTGCTAAGATAGGTGTGGTAAGTAAAATTAAAGAAGTGCATTACAGGCATACTGATCAAACTGTGTGGGAAATACATCCTGACAAATTTTATGAAAATTTAGAACTGTATCCGAGATGGGTCTAAGTTAGGATTAATACGCTCTAGTTCTGCACGTAGATGATCTGTCAGCTTCCAACGAAATTCAACTTGTCTAATAGTAGGCTTGCCTGCCCAAAAGATAATAGTATCTACTACATCTTCTAAAGGAGTAGTAGAGTCACTTAAAAATTCTGCAGGATCATCTCCACTTACTGTAGTTCCTTCGAGAAAGCCTAAGTCTAAATGCAAAACAGGAATACCATCAGGATTAATACTTTCTAATCGGCACGCCTCTGCAAGTTCTTGTTTATCTTGTACATAGTCTGTTGGAATAAGCTCGGGGTAAAGTCTGCTTACACTGCCCATAACAACCATCATATCTACTTTATCTTTGAGTGCATTAAATAATTTTAACTGCTGCTGATCTCTATAAGCATTGTTAATAAAAATTTCTGCTCCTGCGGCTTCTTCTACAACTTTATCAAAATCTTTTTCAATATCGTATCCGTTGCTACGACTCATACCTATAATCTCATGACAGCTTACTTCTGTAAACTTATCAAAAATTGCTTTACCAATACCGCTAGTGTGTCCTGTGATTACTATTTTTTTAGTCATTTATATTGTAAACCTAATTTCGTTAATTGTGTCATTTTCCATCCAATAGTCTAATGTATTGTGTATTGTTTGATATTCGTTTACTGCTGTTCCTGTAAGTGTTAATAACAGTATACTTGCTTTACATGTATTACGAGATTGTGATAATTCAATTACTCTTTCACGCAGGTTCTTTTTGTCTAGACTATACACAGGCATATTAGGATCAGGCGAGTCTGCTGCAATACTACCACTTACTATAATTTTGATGTTATAGTCTTTTAGTGTTTCTATATAGTTTATTTGCGTGCCGTCTGCGTAAGCGTTACAAACAAAAACATCACAAGTTTTAGCAACTGCAATTACTTCATCAAACGAACTGTTTTTACTAAACTCTTTTACATCAGAATTTTTAAGTTTGAAATATGCTGAAAGGAGTTGCCCTAAACCTTTTGATCCGCCTAATACTACAACTTTCATTCTACCCTCGGACCGTTGGCAATAAAGAAAGCTGCTATCCATTTTGCGCCTTTGGTAATTGGCATGCCTTCGTGTATTGTCATTTTATTGATTATTTCATCATCGTAGTCGTATTCAAAATACATCATGCCGCCTTTCATAGGTACAACACTAACGGCTAATTCAGGAAACTTGCATTCTCCACCATCGTATCCGTCATTCAACCAAAAGATTGCAGTTGCTTTTCTATCGCCGCCTTTGGCATAGTACGCAATATCTTCAGGTGTGTACGGAAAGTCATGATGTAGGCCAAAGTACTGCCCGGTATCATATCTATAAATGTCACCAGCTTCAATATGGCTGTCAGGTATCTTTAATACTTCGCAAATTTTATCTCTAAAAAACTGTCTATCTTCAGGTGAAGTGTCCCAACTAATACTACGCTGTTCTACTTCTTCTGTAATCTGTCCGTAGGTTTGTTCTCTAGATTCTAATCCTGCGTTTGGATTCATTCCTAACTCATTATACTTTTTAACAAACTTATCACAAGTTTTATCGTCTAACACATCTTTGTAAACCATGATCCATGGATGATCTAAATATAAAATATTTTCCATTACCATGCGTTCCATATATACTTAGGCACTAGCCCGCAATTAGTTCCGGCGTGCCATATCTTTCTATCAGTCCATTCCCAAGTTGTTCCTTGTGGCTGGTTATAAAATATTTCTTCATCTGCAATAAAAATGTGGCCCCATTGCGGTTCTCCTATATGGCTATGATATCTTGGGCAGTCGGGCAAGTTAACTTCGTCATCGTGTACGTCCCAATGTATAGGAGCAAACCGTCCGGGCCATACTCTGCTTATCCAAATGTTTTCACACTTTAATCCATAAAATTTATTCCATGCATCTGCTACACTTTGATCAAATTGCTTGCCGGGCATAAACATATCCCATCCTGCTGTGCCGCCTTCGTGTACAGTTTTATATCCTGCTTGTTCCCACATATCTAGTATAGGATCTAGTCCAGGTATTGTATCTCCACGTTTGTGGCTTGGACCTACAAACTCAGGATCAACACTAGCACATTGTGCAATAACGTTGTTCCAATCTATTGTATCACATACGCCTAAGTTTTTCATTTGTTTGGCCTTCCTAAAAAATGAAACAAGTATTGGTGATGTATACCACAGCTTGTTCCAGCATGATGACTACGATAACTATCCCATTCCCATATCTCGCCTTGAGCTATATTATGAAATGCTTGGTCTTCTAGTATTAACACATTACCCCATCGTGGCTTATCCATAAAACATACCCAACGTTTAAGTTCGCCAAGTGCTAACCATTCTTCTTCTTTATCTTCTACATCCCAATGATATGGAACATTTGTGCCTGGTCTAACATCGCTAACAAACACTCTTAACGGTTCTGCATCTATAATTTTTGCAAACTTGTTTTGTATATCAATATCAAAATGGTCTCCTGGATAATAATCCCACCATTCGATTTCATCTAAATTGTAACCTGCGTTATCCCAAGTATCGATAACGTCATGATACGATCCTAGTAATTCAGGATTTTCTCTCCAGTTGCCTTCTGAACGATCAACAACTGTTTTAACAGAATTGTAATCGCCTGTTGTGCAGTTGGCACAAAGATCAACAATAGGATCCCAGTCGATTATATTTTCTGTAAGTCCAACTAGTTTAGCCATCTCCAAATATTTCCTTGTGTATGTAACTCATGTTTTCATCTCCCCATAACACATGTGTACTCAAACTACGCTTAAACATAATTTCTAAATTTACTTTATCGTCAATAGGTGCACCTGTTTCATCTAATCTAAATTGTGCTGTATCATGTATAATACCATCCATGTATTTTAATTCAATATATGGGTCGTCAATAGGAACACACCCGTACCAGTCGATAGCTCTCATCTGTCTGTGATTGTCTATGTAATGACAATGTGGATACATTGTTAGTTTATAGATACCTTCATCATACTGATCAACCATAATATCTCTAATTTGTTGGCGCCACATATACTCTGGCCAGCCTTCGCTTTGTTTATCGTATATTACTTGATTACAACTTTTACCGTACCACTTGAGATAAATCTTTTGATTTTTGTAATCAATGTCTTTAACTTCCGGAGCATACGGTTTGTCTTTAAAAAGTTCAAGATATGTTAGTTCGTTTTGAAAAAACCAATCAACAACTTCTTTGGTGTATAGAGGACGGTCTTTACCTTCCATCTTTTGATATTCGCTATCAACATCATAGTTTTTACAAAACGTTGTTCCATCAGAACTTACTAACGGCTCATATGTTTGCTGAGCCATGCAAGGGTATCCTTCTTCACTTATTTTAAGATATGGTTTCCAAATTTTCATTCGTAGATTCCTATTGTAAATTGCACTGGCTTTACTTTGTTAAGTTCTGCAAGTAATTCTTTTTCAATATCAAATTTAACCATAGTACTGCCTGCTTCAAAATTTGACATTAGTTTTTGTTTATGTATTTTGTTAAGCCAAGGACTTAGTGTGTTATCAAACACGTATCTTGGATTGTTACCTACTAATGATATCCATACTTTTACTGGGTCAACTAATTTGTTACGTTCTAAAAGTTCTCTTACAACTAGTTGGACTCTTTTATGCTCGCCAACACTTATAGCAGTATGCATAACACCAGCATCCATTTTGTACCAAATGCCATCTTGTTCTGTTTTGTGCATTATTTCAGTGTCGAGATCAATTAGATATCCTTGATCGCCAAATATATTTAAATGCCAGCGATCGTCAATGTCTGCATGTTTGGTATAGCAGCTTGGAGAATTTAAAACTATAACTCGAGCTTCACCAATATTAGAGCAATCTAGTGTTTGTAAAATTTTATGCCATACAGTGTCTCTATAATCAGCAGATATAATCCACGGATCGTAAAAGAAATTTCCAGTTGGCTTGTTAATTGAAGTTTTGCCGTTAAGCTCGTTAACATCAACCAAACTAAGCATTTCCAAGGGGACTGTGTATGTTGTTTTTTCTAGCATACTAATATTTACCGGAACTGTATTAACTGCGTACAGAACTTGGTAAATATTATCATGCGTAAGTGGATTAAAATAGATCATGTAGATTTCCCCATTGATCCAAATTGGAGAAATATTGGCATAAGCCTTAGCGGTGGTGCAGACAGTGCATTATTAACATATTTGATATGTAAAAATTTACCTGTAAATTGCAGGGTACATATTAGTACACAGATACGCTGTTGGAAAACAAGGCCATGGCAAGAACACATTTCAGCTGAAGTGTTTGATTGGTTTATTGCTAAATTTCCAGAACTTGAATTTATAAGACACACAAACTTTATACCACCCGATCTGGAAGAACCACACACAACTATGATCAAAGACGAAAATGGTAAAATGAAATCTGGAAACAGAATTATTTTACGATCGTTTAATGAGTATCTAGCACACAAGGAAAAGTTAGATGCATGGTTTGCAGGAGTAACATTAAACCCTGATGTAGAGTTAGAAGGTGCATTAAATGATAGACAAACACCATCAATAGATGCTATAATGTTACATATGGGAGTTACAGTTTGTCACCCATTTATAGAAACTAGAAAAGATTGGATTATTGGGCAATTTATAAAATATGATATTGCCGAGTTACTTAATATAACAAGAAGTTGCGAAGGTGATAATGAGCAATATCCGGAAGTGTTTAAAGGATTAGACTACGCAACATACAAGCCAGGACAATATGTTCCAACATGTAAAAAATGTTTTTGGTGCCAAGAAAGACAATGGGGAGTTACCAATGCCATGCAACAGTAAAACTTTTTGTATGCATCCTTTTACAGGATTAGCAACTAGAGAAGATGGCGCAATTAAGATTTGTTGCCGCAGTGCTCCTATTGGCGATATCAAAGATAACACACTAGAAGAAATTTGGAACGGAGACAAGATTAAAGAGGTACGCCGGCAGGTAATGAATGACGAACGACCTGAAGTATGCGCACCTTGTTTTAGGTTAGAAGACCAAGGAGTTCAAAGTTTACGTCAGCGACATATAGAAGGTGTCATACCAGAAGCTAGGATTAATTTATATCCCAATGCATTAGACGCCTTAGAAGATGATTATTCAATGCCATTTGAAATACCTACAATGGAAGTAAAGTTAAACAACTTATGTAATCTTAAATGTCGTATGTGTAACCCGTTAGATAGCACACAATGGAAAGACTGGGATCAAGTTACAGAATTTTACAAAAAAGAAAATAACTTTCTCATTCCAACAGTTAATGCACTGGTTAAAAAGCCAGGTCAATATATTGATGCATTTGAAGATACAGATAATTGGTGGAGTAGTTTTAAGAAACTATTGCCCTACTTTAGACGAGTAGAGTTTGCAGGCGGCGAACCATTAATGGATCCTCAACATTATAAAATTTTAGATATGTTAGCACCGTATGGAGAGAACATTGAATTAAAGTATGCTACTAACGGAACTACACTTGGTATTAAGGGCGGTCGAACTGTACACGAATATTGGCCTAAGTTTAAAAGTGTTGCTGTTAATGTAAGCATAGACGGTATACACGATATCTATGAATACATTAGAGGCAATGGCAAGTTTATTGAGATTGAAGAAAATATTAAAATTATGAAAACAATTCCTACAGTTAGTAGAATTGTTGGAGCATTTACTGTACAGTCAAACAATATAATGCAAATTGATAAAGTAATTGAGTACTTTATGGAGAACATGGAAATTATATTCTACAGTCATAGAGTACAATATCCTAAGGCGTTATCAGCACAGGTTATTCCTAATGAACTAAAACTACAAGTAATTGATAAACTAGAAGCAATGAAAGAAAAAGTTTTAGATTACAAACTTGTAAAAAGTGATAGCAGAATTAAAGATTTTACGTTAACGCAGATTCAGGATAATATTAACTTCTTACAAGCAGACGATTTACACGACGAGTTATGGCAAGACTGTATTAACTTTAATCGTAACTTAGACAAAAGTCGTAAGCAAGGACCGTTTGAAGTTATAAATCCAGAGTTTGCGCCGTATGTTTAAAATAGCTTCTAGTTATGATCGACAAGATAGCGTTCATGTTGAATGGAATTTAGGTAAACGCTGTAACTTAGATTGTAGTTATTGCCCAGCAGCAATTCATGACAACACTAGCCCGCACACAAATATTAAAGTATTGTTAGATGCAGTTGATGCACTAGGGGAAATTGGCAAGCCAATACGTGTAAGTTTCACAGGCGGTGAGCCGTGTGTTCATCCACAGTTTGTAGAACTAGTCGATCATGCAATGCAAGGTCAACAGCTTGAGTGGGTTAACGTAACTACCAACGGAACCCGCACAGCCCAGTACTACAACGATCTTAATGTAAGTCACATTGTGTTTAGTTTGCACGTAGAAGATACTGAAAATTGGAGACGATGCGCAGAAACAGTATTATTGTTTTCTCAATTAAATGAAGGTGCGTATACACAAAAGCCATTTCAAGTTAACTTAATGGCACACCATCAATTTATGGATAGAGTAAAAGAATGTGCTACGGTGTTTGACAGCCATAATATTCCGTTTGTTGTAAGACGAATACGATGGACAGAAGGAGACCATGATGTATTTGATGATTTAAAATATGATGGTAAAGATTTAGAATGGATATTAGACAGAACGTCTACCGTAAATCCTAATGTAATTATTGACGACACAACTAAGATGCATGCCAACGATGTTATTAAACAACACCTAAATCAATTTAAAGGTTGGAAATGCAGTGCAGGAATTGAAAGCCTAATGATTAATTGGGACGGCGATGTACATCGTGCTACTTGTAGAGTAGGTGGAAGTATAGGTAACATCTATGATGGCAGTTTTGAGCAGCCTGAAGAATGGATAACTTGTACTCGTAAATGGTGTACGTGTGCTGCTGATATACCTCTTACAAAGGTACTGCAGGAATAATAGCTGGCTTTGATTTTGTAATGTGATTATCACTTAGACAAGCACAACAATTCATAGTACATGTTACATAAGGTAATGTAACTTGTTTTAAGTCTTTTTCTAACGTGTTCGAGTATAAATTTAAATCATAATCAAAGTCTATGTTACACGATCCTGTTATTTTGCCAGAAGGAAAAATAGTTATTCTTTCAGATATTACGTTACATGCCCATCCTTTAAAATTATTAATAGAGTTTATTAAGTAATAATTAGGACCTGCTGTAACTACTTTGTCGTTATTAAGTATTGCAACACTTTCGACCATTCTATAATCTTGTAGATTGTTTAGTATATAACTTGAATTAGGCAAACGCTTAATAGGTTGTTTTAAATATTCTTTTTGTTCTAAAGTATATGATTCTACATCGTGCCCTGGAGCAGTTACTACTTCTTTTGCATTTATAAACCAGTTGTATTTACTTTGTTTCATTTGTTCAATTGCATCGATACACTTATCCCAATTAGGATAATCCATTAATACATTAGCATTTACTTTCTTACCATTCTCCCAAATCAAATCTGCTACATTGATGTAATGATCTGTTTTTGTAAATTCGTTATGGTAACTTAACATAACTTCGTCAATATAGGGAATAATAGTGTCCCACCAACGAAGTGTTCTTGATCCGTTGCATACTAGTGCTATAGATAAGTCTGGAACTTTTTTAATTTCTTTGCAAAATTTTAATAAATCCGGCCATAGTGTTGGTTCGCCACCACCGGCAATTTCAAAATATATTTTAGATTTATTAAATTTTAATTTATAAAAAGCAAATAATTTTTTAAAGTTGTCAATGACAAAGTCTGTGTCTTTTCTGTATCTATATTTAGATGGGTGACTTCCTGGAAAACAATACGTGCAATCAAAATTACAAATATCTGTAGGGAAGTATGTAATTGCTATATAATCTTCTTCTCTAGTATTAACAATCTTAATAATATCTGTCATAGTAAATGTGATAACTCCGGAAATACTGATGCGGCATTCAAGCCACGGATTGCATCTAATTTATTTACATACTCTTTAAAGCCAGGTAACATATGACTGTTATCACAACTATCCATGTGCTTTAGTAACCCTTCCCATTGGCGCCAACCTTTAGGATTGTGTTTCCAAAACTCATCGTCTTGTGTAAAGTTGTTCCATAACCATTGTTTTAGTTCAGCGAACTTTTCACGTACTTCTTGCTTGTCTTTTTCAGGCAGTATTGTAATATTTAAAAATGTTGGTATGTGTACTAAGTGTGCATTTAAAAGGCCGCCTCCCATAATATGTCCATCAATCAAACCAACATTCATCTTTTTAAAATTACTATTAACTTTCCATTTAATAAATTCGGGTATAGTTTTTATATTGAATATTTGTACTGCTGTTGCAATGCTAACATGAATGTTGTCGGGAGTGTTATCTAGTAAATGTAATGTGCTTTCAACTTGTTTAAAGTTAGTTGGAAATCTGATGTATTCGTCACGCTCTTTATACGAGTCGATACTTACTGCAAATTTAACTTTCTTAAACTTACTCCATATATCAATTAACTCGTTGTCAACTAGCAAACCATTGGAGTTGTACCTTACTAAAATTTTGTCAGCATAGCCCTGTGTAATAATTTCTTTAAGAAAGCGTTTATGCTCTTTGATCATTAACGGCTCTCCTCCAGCAAAATATACTTGTTTAAGGTAAGGTATTTGCGCATTGAGTTCTTGCCAAAAAGCATCTTTTTCGTGCCATTTGTTGTTAAAAAGTTTCTTATCCCATTGCATTTGTCTTTTAACTTCTGGGTCTTGTAGTACAGGAATAAGTTTTTTATGGTCCGCAACCCACTTACTTGAATCATGCGGGCTACACATTACACACTTAATATTGCATGTATGTCCTAATCTTAGATCCAGATATTTTAATTGTTCAGGCACGGTTCCGTCTTCTTGTGTTTGTGCAATAAGTTCTGGTATATCAATACCTTCATCATTTTTCCATGTTGCACTTTCCCATATACGTTTGCTAACAATGCCTTGTGACTCTTCTTTGAAACATCCTTTACAACTTGCAGGGATCTCTCCTTTAAGCATAGTTGTACGTACACTTTTCATGTAATCGTTATTCCATGCTTCCATTGGAGTATGTTTGCCAAAGTTTGCAGGTTTGCCATCTTCCATTTTTACAAGACCAACTTCGTGATCGTCTCCAGCTCCACTAGCATTAGCAGTACAACATAAGCGCATATCACCGTTAGGCCTAGTTGCCATGTGTATCCACGGAAGTACACAAAACGTACTACTAGAAACAGATTCAAGCTCTCTTTGAAACTTGCCTAATCTAGTATCTTCTTTATCGTAGTGCCAATCTGTCATAACATTTCTCTTTCAATAAATTGATCTTGTGGTTGTGAGATATTAAATGTTTTAAACTTACCACATGTTCTTGCACACATTAGCATTTTATCTTCATTCCATTTCTTTTTCCATATGTTTTGCCAAACGTCAGAGTCAATAATATTTTTTATTCCTTTAGTTGCATCAAGATTGCTTATACCGCCAAAGTCACTTATCATTTTACTATATTGTCCTCTTAACATATCTATAACATCTTCGCAAACATGTGCAGGATCATAATGAGTCATTGGAGTTTGTGCTAACCAACAACATGGTAATACTGTTTTAGAACCATCAATGTATATTTCTTTTATTTGTTGTACATGACAATCTATTTCTGCTTCGTCTAAAACTGATTTATAATTGTCAATAACTTCTTTAGGTAAAAAGTGTGTTTCGGTATCAGATGGTGCTTCTAAACTATACAGTGGAATTTTATTTTTATCCCATACATCATACTTAGGCTCAACTAAAAATCTTGATGTGTTTTTAACTGTGAAATCTTGGAAGCCTAAATCTTTTGCAATTTGTCTACATTCATCAACTTGGTGCTCGTTGTGTTTGAATTTGATATATGTCCAGTTAGCACGGCCTCCGGCTGCAATAAATGTTTTTGCATTTTCAATAATACGATTCCAATCTGTGCCAACTCTATATAATTTATGAGTGTCTTCTAGTCCGTCAAGAGCAAAGTAAACGCAATGGTCTTCTGGTAATGCTTTTGCTAGATCTGACCACCATTTTGCATTCCTTAAACTACCGTTTGTATGTATACCTATTGCTGTCTTAGGACTGGTGTCCTTTACATATCTGCACATATCAATAAGACTGTCATTTAGTAATGGATCGCCAAAGTTACCACAGAAGTACGCACGGTTAATTGTGTCTAATACTTCTTTGTTAATAATAGTTTTAAAATCGTCCAATGTCCATTGTACTATTCGTAATAGCGGATTTTCTACTCCGCTGTGTATGTTTCTTGAACACATTGGACATTTTGCTTGACAGTTTGTTGTTAGCTCAATGTGAATAGTTTTTAGATCATTAAAGTCAAACATTAAAGGTTTCCTATAATCATAAATCTTTTGTACTTAGGTAATTCTAATTCAGCTGAGTGTAATACTTTTAACTTAGACTTTCTTGCAAATTCTTCTAATGATGCACTACAGTTAACATGTTCTTCAAGGTCAAAATAGTTATTTGATTGTAATATTATCTTCGAGCCTTCTGGAACATTACTTAACCATTTATTATATTGTTGTTGACTAATATGTTCGCAACTTGTATTAATAACAAAATAAGGTTTATTTGTATATTCGTAATCACACATATCTGATGTTACTGCTATAAAACGTCCTTCCATTTCTTGACGTTTGTTAATTGTCAGTGCAACGGTTTCGCATACAGGATCAATGTCTACACTTGTAATATGTTTAAACCCTATGCTACTATTAAACAGCATGTTAGCTAACACTCCATTCCATCCACCAAATATAACTACTTCAGCATTGGCAACATGATTAGACTTTTCTAAAGTTTCAATTAACCAAGTTTTTGATTTTAACTGGCCTCCCCAAAAACTTTCAAGTGTACGGTCTCTATCTTCGCTGTTGCGAATAGCGTCCATCCAAAACTTTATATCTTGAATATCAATCTTCATTACTTTACCTTTGGTATCTTACTGTCTGCACTACTTACACATGTATCGGTAATACACTTAGTTGGTGTCTTAAACAGCGTAAAACCGCCCTGTAGCGTACCTAATGGTTTATCGCTACAACTATATGCTCTCTTGACAGTATCACCGCTTATAATGCAGCTTTGATATCCTGCGTTACATGTCCAATCTTTAAATTTATTAAATCCAAAAGCGTTCATGCGTTCAGCTTGGTCCAACCCATAGTCGTTGCCTTTGGCATCTTCCATGTACATTTGCATTACTTCTTTTTCTTTCCAGTGCTGTGGGAATCCTCTTTGCATTCTTGTGATTTGTTCTTCAGTGTATCCATGTACAACGAAAGATGCGGTGGGGTCAGATTGGGGTTTGAGAGTGACATTGATACCTCTGGTGGCAAATCGTTCCAGGCGTTCGTAAAGTTCCTCAAACATTTCAGGAACCATAACTTGATTGATCGTAACATAAACTCCTCCTTTCATAAGCTGAAGACATTTATCTCCAAACTCTTGTTCATTAGCAAACTCTGCATGATAACTTGCAGTAATACTTCGACGGTGTAAATGCTGTGTAGCATCAATAAATCTGTTCCACCATTTACTACCTGGACTTAAATTCGTTGTTAGATGCAAACTTAGATACTTAGCATCATCATCGTTGGCATAGTGTTCTATTAAATCACCAAACTTCTTATACGCAGTAGGCTCACCACCACTAAAGCTAAAGTGGAATTCTGTAAAGCCATTATCTCTAGCCTGACGTTTTATCTCATCAAGCGCATTAGTATATATTTCAAACTCCTGATGATCCGGTACATTCGTGTTTGCATACGGCCAACAGTAGCTACAACTGTAATTACAAAAGCGGCCTAATATCCAGCTAACATTAAACAATGGCTGGTCAAGCATGGTCTTTTGCCCAAACTTAACAATATTGTGAAACGGTATTAAAGTAAAATCATTCATTATATACGTATTTAACCACTTTAATGCTTGACAAACACAGTCTAGGCTTATATAATAGAACATGCAGCAAACGAATGCCGCATTTTAAAAGGAAAAATAGTATGAGTAATTTAGAAAACCTCAAAACAAACTTTGAGGCGTTTTTGGAAGAGAACGTAAAATTTGAAGCAGGCAACGGCGCAGCTGGTACAAGAGCTCGCAAGGCACTACAAGAAATCACTAAGGCAGCTAAAGAAATTAGAAAAGAAATTACTGACACAAAAAATGCACGGAAAGATACAGCATTAGGACAGTAACCACCCATAAACGTGTAGGGCCTTTGCGCCCTACATTTTATCTACACATAAAGGAAAAGTAAATGACAGCAGTACGTCTAGTATGCTATTCAAAAGCGACGGATGATTTTGAAGCAGAAGGTTTAACAGATCTACAGGAACTCATTGCATTTTGTGCAAAGGTTTCAAACCCTACAGCACAGATTAACAACGATACAAGCGAACGATTAATTAAGTATTTGATTAAACATCAACACTGGTCACCACTTGAAATGGTTAATGCCACATTGGAAATTGATACCACTCGAGATATTGCACACCAGGTTGTTCGACATCGTAGTTTTGCGTTTCAAGAATTTAGTCAACGGTATGCTGATCCAGCAAGTATGGGTGATCAGTTTGTAATAAGTGAAGCACGTTTGCAAGATCCTAAGAACAGGCAGAACTCTGTTGACTTAGATCCTGAAAGTGATGGACATGCTATTCTCCAAGGCACTTGGAAAAATAAACAACAAAGAGTAATTGATGCCGCAAAAGATGCATATGACTGGGCAATTGAAAATGGTATTGCTAAAGAACAAGCTCGTAAAGTTTTGCCAGAAGGCTTAACTAAGTCACGTTTGTATATGCAAGGTAGTATTCGCAGTTGGGTACATTATATTGACCTACGTGGATCCAATGGCACTCAAAAAGAACACATGGAAATTGCCCATGCTTGTGCTAAAGTAATTGCAGAAATCTTTCCGTTGATGGACACAATTAAATCGTAAAGAGAAAAAATCTCTTGACAAATGATATATATCAGCGTATAGTTAATTTTTCTACAGGATATACAGGAGCAAAAAATGGCCAGGGCTAACAAAGCAGCAGCTAAACCTAAAAAGAAAACCGTTCGGGCGGCACCTCGCATCATGCGTGGAGCAAAGCTAAAAGAACCTAGTTGGGAAGGATACGAAGAGTGGACTGGTGAAGAAGTTCATAAGTTTCGTAGATTTACTTCAACTTGGTACTACGAAAACTTTAAACCCGACGACTTATACGGGGATGTTTACGAATGGATGAAAAATGAAGGTACTTACACTGACGAACAGATTAAATGGGCAAAAAATGCTCCTAAATCAGCGTTGAGTGTTACAGCTGGTATTGTTGCTAGAATGGACATGCAAGGCGCTCCTAGGGATTGTACTGTAGAAGCAGAACATTGGTTATCATTAGCTGGTACAAGTGGGCATTTAAAATCATCAATTGAATTTTTAGAAAAAAGAATCTATAATGCTATTGAACAAGGCAAAGACAAAATTGAAGAAAAGGTAGCTGAAGAAAAAGCAAAAAGCAATGTGCGTGTTCTTACTATTCAAGAACGTATTCGAGAGCAGTCTGTTGCAGCGTGTGAAAAGTTTGACCTGTGGTTGGACGACTTTTGTGACGATCCAAAGAAGTTTGATCCAAAGAAGTTTGACTTTGCAAGACATTTTGCAGTAATGAAAATTACTCAAGCTCATGCAAGGATGATAGCATCGATGTATCAGCCCGAACTTGATGAAATGAAAGAATATGTTTCACCGACTAAGTTGTCTAAGAAGGCAACTGAAATGGATCACGATCATGCAGCACAATTGCAAGAAGCATATGCACATGTTAACAAAGCTGATGCTAAGAAGTTTATTGCAGCATTAGATCGACTAGTAGGCGCATGTGATGTTATTATTGAATCTAGTAAAGCAACACGTAAGCCTCGTAAGCGTAAAGTGTACAGTGCAGATAAACTTGTTGCTAAGATGAAATATGCTAAGACTGATGACAAGTATCAATTAGCTAGTATCAATCCAGAAGATATTATCAAAGCTAACGAGCTTTGGGTGTTTAATACTAAAACACGTAAAATTGGCAAGTATGTTGCTGATATCATCGATCCGCTAGGTGCAGGTCGAGAAGGTAGTGGACTTAGTGTAAAAGGTACAACTATTACTGGGTTTAAAGAAACTGAAAGTATTCAGAAGACCTTACGTAAACCTGAAGAACAACTTAAAGAGTTTAAGACATCCGGTAAAGTTAAACTGCGAACGTTCTTAGATGATATTAAAGCGGTTGATATTAAGCTAAACGGACGCATAAATAATGATATAATATTATTGAAAGTACAATAGCGAAAACAGCTTTTCTGCGTAAAGGAATAAATAGTAGTATGGATCAGACAAAACTTAATCAAGCACTCTTAGACTTAGAATCAGCACTCACAAACGATGGTGGCTGGGCTACAAATCAGTCAGTAATGTTTAAAACCGATGTTAACGGCAAAGGCATATTTTGGGCTGGCAGCGACTACACTAAACAACTTGTGTTGATGGAGGATAATATCTTTTCAACTGAGAATGTAGACGTTGCTAAAAACAAAGGATTCAAAGTAGGTGGACTTGACGTATTAACACAAAGCGCACTAGGTAGCAGTGTTACTGAAAGTAACCTTAAAACATTAGGTAGATTACGTGGGTTGATTGTAGACGGTTCGATGTCTATTAACCAGTATGTTTACTACGATGCTGGATCTGATAGATTAGGTATTGGTACTGATCAACCAAATGGCCAAGTTAGTATTGCTGAAGATGGTATTGAAATTGTATTAGGTGCAGAAGATGCATCAAAAGCATATCTTGGTACATACGGTAGTCATGCTTTACACATCAAAACTGATAATCAAGATAGAATTGTTGTAGAAGCAGGTGGCAATGTTAAAATTACAAACGATGCAAAAATTGCTGGTAAGTTAGCAGTAGGTGTTTCAAATCCTGATGCACAGGTTGACCTACATGTTAGAGGTCCAATTAAATTTAACAACGCATTACACATTAACGGCACAGAAGCACCGCAAGGTGGAAATTACAATCAAGGTGATATTTGTTGGAACACTAAAGCAAGACAAAAATCATACATTGGTTGGGTATGTATCCAAGCAGGTAACCCAGGTATATGGGCACCATTTGGAGAAATTCGATAGCTTGTGCCAACGTTAGTATTAGGTAATGGAGAGAGTCGAAAAGGCTTAGATTTACCACAACTATTTCCAAAATACACATTAGTAGGATGTAACGCTGTACATAGAGATATGACGGTTGAACATCTTGTCTGTTGTGATCGACGCATGGTACACGAATCCACTGAGGGGTTGAACACAACGGACACAAAGATATATGTTCGTGAAGAAAACTATCAGTACTTTCGTAAAGTTAGAAAAGATAAACGTATTCATGCAGTGCCTGAACTTCCTTACACCGACGAACAAAAACAAAATCAACCTATTAACTGGGGCAGTGGACCGTATGCAGTGTTAGTTGCTGCAAACTTAGAGAGTGACGAAATAACTCTATTAGGATTTGATTTATACGGAATAAACGAGAAAGTTAATAACTTGTACAAAGGCACAGACAACTATTCAGATGAACATTCACATCCAATTGATCCTTCGTTTTGGGTTAGACAAATTGGATTAATTTTTAAACACTTTCCTAACAAACAATTTATTATAAAAAACATGCACGAATGGGACTTTCCAGCACAGTGGAAAAAGCCTAATGTGCGTTTTGAACAATTTTTTAAATCAATATCTTGACTTCTGCACAAGATCGTGTATAATTAGTATTATTATATTAACAAAAGGTCTTGGCGTCAACCCTTCTAATTCTGCCGCCCATATATAGGAGTTACAATTATGGGACAATATTTTTCAACAAAAACATACGGACACAACATTGGGTTGAGTGCTGTGTTTAGACAACCTAATGCTGATCATTCGCATTGTCATTTACTACACGGATACAGCTTACAATTTAAGTTTGTATTTGGTTGCAGTGATTTAGACAATAAGAACTGGGCAGTTGACTTTGGAGGATTAAAACCTTTGAAGGCTTGGTTAGAAGATCATTTCGATCACAAAACAGCAATTGATGTTAAAGATCCACACATGGAAACATTTATGGATCTTGAAGCTAAAGGCTTAGCAGAGATTAGAGTATTTGATGGTGTAGGTGCAGAGAAGTTTGCAGAACATGCATGGCAATTTGCAGATAAACTTATACGTGAAGCAACTAACAATCGTTGTTGGTGCGAGTCGGCAGAGTGTGCAGAACACGGTGCAAACAGTGCAATCTATACACCATATCATACACGCAGAGAAACATACAAGGAAGATTAAATGACGGAAGGTATGAGAATTATAGCAGGTCCGTGTCAGCACGAATCACTAAAGCAATCATTAAGAATTGCTGAAGAGTGTAAACGTGTATGTGAAAAGCACGGTATTGAATATTACTTTAAAGCTAGTTTTGATAAAGCAAATAGATCAAGTATTAACGGTCAGCGTGGACTTGGATTAAATGCTACACTACACGATTTTGAAACTATCAAAGATAGACTTCTTGTAAAGACAATCACTGACGTGCATACAGTACCACAAATCAATTGGATTACAGAAGGATTTAACGACACTGTAGATGCTTTACAGATTCCAGCGTTCTTATGCCGACAAACAGATTTAGTGCAGGCAGCATGTGCTACAGATAAAATTGTTAATATTAAAAAAGGACAATTCTTAGCACCATGGGATATTGAAAATATACTAAGTAAAACTGAAGGTGCCAAAGAGGTTTGGATTACAGAAAGAGGAACTAGTTTTGGATATAATACTTTGGTCGTTGATTTCACTGGTATGGATTACATGCTTAACAATATCAGTGCTGATATCGTATTCGACGTTACCCACTCTGTACAAAAACCAGGTGGTAACGGAAGCAGTAGCGGCGGCAATAGGGATTACGTTCCTGGCTTATGCCGGGCAGCAAGTGCTTTGGGTATTAGGAATTTCTTTTTAGAAGTACACGAAGATCCAGACAACGCACCTAGCGATGGACCTAATGCATTACATTTAAAAGATTTTGAAGCAGTGGTCGACAGCATTGTCCGCCATGCTGAGTGCTAATGAATGGCTATAGAAAACCACAACTTTACTAAGGCAGAACGTAAAGCGCAAAAAGCAGCTAGGCGTTTAGAAAAAGAGTTTAGAAATACTGATAAACTCCGTCAAAACGACAATGGCCCAGTAACAAACATTTTATGTGTTAGGTTTGGTAACAAGTACGGACACGAATATGTTATTAAACTACGCAACATGATTGCAAGACATTGTCATGTGCCATACACGTTCAATTGCTTAACTGATGATCCAAAACCTATAGAAGGCGTAAACAACATTGTTATACCAAACAAAGGATATCCTCGAGGTTGGTGGCACAAAGTACATATGTTTGATCCGTCATTACCATTAGAAGGTAGAATATTATACATGGATCTTGATGTTGTTGTACACAAGAGTATTGATAAATTTTGTAATGTGTGGCTAGATGATTTTATAGGAATTAGAGATTTTAATAGAAAGTTCCATCCTGGTTACAAACATTTAAACAGTTCAGTTATGGCATGGAATGCTAGAACCCAACAAAAAATCTTTCAAAGGTTTATTGAAAATCCAGCTCACGCTCAAAAACTCCACGGTGACCAAGATTGGATTTGGCAACAGTGTAGGGAAGAACTTAGATTTTGGCCTGACGAATGGATACAAAGTTACAAATGGGAAATACGCAGTCGTGATGAATTAACAATGCGTGACGGACAACGAAACTTTAGAGATATTAGAAACGATATTAAACCACATTCAGATTGCTCAATTGCAGTGTTTCATGGAGATCCAAATCCAGCACAAGTAAAAGATAGTTTTGTAGTTGACAACTGGCAATAAAGATAGTAATATAATATTATGTTTAACTTTAAACGAAATAAGAAAAGTTGGTTACGTTTTTACTCACTAGATGAGAACGTTGCTACCTTATATCCAATTGAGCCTGCAGGTAATGCAGACCGTAAATTTAATGATGTAGGAACTAGAAGGGTTCGCCCTGAAAGTGGTAATCAAATATCTAAAAATTGTCCCGGTATCAAACCGTTGATGAAGTCAGGATATGTTCTTAGAGCGCCAGCAGACTTTGTTATTAAAACAGGGCCTGATATTGAAAACCTTGGTTGGGAAGTTCCATTTCACTTTGTAAAACCTAATAGTGGCAATTACACTATTCAAGGATACGAGTACTATATTAATTGGCATGCGCCTTGGCAGACAGAACCATTAATTCCAGATGACACTAAGAATACAAATAAGCCCTATCATAATTCAGCAGTTAAAGTTGAAACTCCTTGGAGAGTAAAAGCTAGTGATGACATGTTGTTATTACAGATGCCTGTTTCGTATAACAACGAAACAAGATTTACGGCTGCTTACGGAATTATTGATCCAATGTATATGCATGCCATTCCTGTGCAATTGTTTTGGCATGTACTTGAAGGCGAGACATTAGTTAAAGCAGGCACTCCATTAGCACAGTATATCCCAATTAGTCGATCAATGTTACACGAACACGAAATAACAGTGGACACTGGCGGCGATATTGAACGAGAAGTTGAAGATGCATTTGTGTTTGCTAATCATCACAAGTTTGCTAAAACAGATAACGTAGTTGCTAAAGTACAAAGAGTAATGAAATTATTTAAGCACTTCAAAAAGAAATATCCAAAATCTAAACTTTAAAAAAGGAACTACTATGCTTAACAATATTTTAAAAGTCTTAGCTATAATTTTTTTAACAGAACTTTGTATCTTATACGGGTCTGATGTGTACACTATGTTATTTTATGTGGACCCATTTTATACAATTGAACCATGAAACGATTTATTTTTGATGTTGACGGAACACTGACACCTAGCAGGCAGCGCATTAATGCTGATTTTCAACGCTGGTTTTTAGAGTTCACATACGACAACGCTGTACATCTTGTTACAGGCAGTGACTATCCTAAAACTGTAGAACAAGTTGGTACTAGTATTGTTGAAAATGTTAATACTGTTTACAATTGTAGCGGTAGTGATGTTTGGGAAGCTGGAAAGAATATTAGAAGTTCAGACTGGGTTTTACCGTTAGTAGAAAAGTCTTTTTTAGATGGAAAGTTAGTCGAAAGTACATTTCCTTTACGCACTGGATTACATATTGAAAATCGTACAGGTATGGTAAACTATAGTATTGTAGGACGTAATGCTACAATGAAAGAACGCAAACTGTATGCTATTTACGACAACGAACACAACGAACGAAATAAAATTGCATCAGAATTCAATAATTTGTTTCCAAATTTACAAGCAACTGTAGGTGGCGAAACTGGTATTGATATTGCACCACGTGGCAATGATAAAAGTCAAATATTAAGCGACTTTGATTCTAATGACGAACTACACTTTTTTGGTGATGCTATGCACAAAGAAGGAAATGACTATCCTTTAAAGCGACAAATCATTGACAATGATTTAGGAATGTGTTATACTGTAATAGACTGGAAACACACTTGGGAATTATTAAAACAACATGATTAAACGTATAGGCTTCGCATGTAAATACATGCACCCGGACCAAACACAGACTAAGAAAGTATTAGAAGAAATTCAGCGGCCACTAAATACAAAAAGTACAACAGTACAGTGGCTTAATAGACAAACCCGTGAAGTTGCTGAAGAACGGTTGTGGGATATTATGGTTCATAATGTACAATCGTACATGAACCTAATTACATATGTTGGAGGTTTACCAAATGAATTACGAATGGTTAGACTTGGTAGTGATGTACTTCCTGTGTATACTCAGCATGAGTGGTCTTATTTTTGGCGTAAGCCGGATGTTGTTGCGTACTGTGAGAAAAACTTTGCAAACGTTGGCAAACAAGCAAGAGCCCTCGATGTTAGACTCTCCATGCACCCAGGCCAATTTACAGTCCTTGCTTCAGATAGTCCGGAAATAGTAGAGAGGAGCATAGAAGAATTTGAATATCACACCGATGTCATCCGCTGGATGGGCTATGGACGCACATTCCAAGACTTCAAGTGCAACGTCCATATATCAGGCAGGCAAGGTCCAGCCGGTATTAAACATGCAGTCAACAACAGACTTTCTCAAGAGGCGAGAAACACTATTACGATCGAGAACGACGAAAACAAATGGGGAATCGCAGACAGTCTTGAGCTTGCCAATACCTGCGCACTCGTACTCGACATACACCATCACTGGGCAAGAGAAGGTGAATATATTTTACCCACCGATGATAGATTTAAACGCATAGTTGATAGTTGGCGCGGTGTACGTCCTGCAATGCATTACAGCTACAGCAGAACAGAACACTTGCCTGAAGGCTTTGCACATGACACTATGCCTGATATGCCTGTACTATTAGAACAAGGCTACAAAAAAGGTAAACTAAGAGCGCACAGTGATTATTATCCTAATGATAAAGTTAATGACTGGGCATTAAGTTTCTTAGACTATGCAGATATTATGTGTGAAAGTAAATGTAAGAATTTAGCGAGTATTAAATTGTATGAGCATTACTTAGGCAGCAAAACTCTCGCCGCAGCCGCAGCTTGATGTTGCATTAGGATTTCTAATTACAAGTTGAGATCCAAAAACTTCTTTAACAAAATCAACTTCAGTGCCAGCGACATACATTACACTAAACTCATCAATAGCAAACTTGCCATTGGGTAAGTCAATAACTTCGTCATTCGCTTCAACAGCATCTTCCATCTTCCATTCGTATTGAAATCCGGCGCAACCGCCGCCCTTGACTTGAAGTCGGACGACAGGTTGGCCTTGTTCAGTAATCAGAGTCGACATGTGGTCGATAGCTGACTGTGTAATTGATACTAATCTTTTTTCCAAATTGTCCATGCACCATAACCGATTGCGCCATATGCTGCTATTTTAGCAAATGGTCCTGCTATTAAAACTATCACACCGACTGCAATTAAAATTGTCCCGTCCCATGATGTTCTTTCTTCTAATCTATCTTTAATCCAATTAATAGGGTTCATTTTGTTTCTCCATATAATTTTCGCTCACATGTATATTTAGTTAAAAATAATTTTAAAATTTAGAGATTGGGATGTCTTGAGATATTGGAAGATCCCATATTTGCTTTTGCTCTACACCTTTTCGTTGTGCAAATCTTTTGGCATCACAGTTGCTACACACATGAAAATAGTTGTTGCTTAATCTAGTTCTATTAATCTTCTTAAGGTCTCTGGTAAATACAGTATCACAATTGTCGCATTGTAAATGTACAATGGTTTTAGCTCGACAATATTCGTGAGTATTGCCTAATTTGCTTTGCCGAGTGTAATGAGTATTAATTCTTTCTGTCTTTATGAACATGTTATTATTTACTCTTTTACATTAGGCTTATAAAATTATTGGCTAAATATATGTAGATGAAAGACTTATTGGGGTTATAAATGGCACGTAAAATTGTAGATATTGGTAGTATTGGAAACGACGGTACCGGCGATAGTATTAGAGATTCGTTTCGTAAAACAAATGACAACTTCAAAGAGCTGTATAGCTCATTAGGACTTGGTGATAAACTTACATTTATTGCTCTTGATGATACACCACAGTCATTCTTAGGGCAAGAAGGTGCAATATTAGCGGTTAATCCAACCACTGACGGAGTACAGTTTAAGCAACTTACAGCTGGTCTTGGCATCACAGTTGATGATATATCAAACTCTAATCAAATTATTATATCTACTGAATTTAGTGAAATTTCAGGCGATACTTCACCACAACTAGGTGGTAACCTTTCAGTACAATCAGGTGGTAACACCTACAGAATTCAAGGCTTAGATACTCCGGTAACTTCAGATGAGGCTGCTTCTAAAGGATATGCAGATACTAAAATTTCAAGAGCAGGTGTTGGTACTATTGACCCTGCTACAGGCAACCAAAACGTAGCGTTTGGTACTATGACAGGGCCGTTAATTTTAAGCAGAAGCCCAACGCCAGAAGATGACGAGCTATATGACGGCTTAATTGCTGCAACAAAACAATATGTTGATGGTGCAGCGTTTGGTAGTAGTGTAAATCTTTATGTTGCTACATCAGGACAAGACGAAAGAGTTGGAGTTAGTGAAGAACTACAAGGTAGAGCTCTTGCTTATGCATACAAAACAATTGAAGCTGCTCTAAAACGTGCAGAAGAAATTGTTTTAGAATCATTAGACGATATTGGTCCATACAAAAAACAACTTACTTACAATAACGGTTCAGGAATTGTAACACTATCACAAATTGATACTTCACCTGATTCAGGTACTGGATTTGCTGGTACTGCTAGAATGAGTGTTGACAAAGTTACAATGAATGCTCCTGGTGCAAACTATCAAGCAGGCGATATTATTACACTGTCGGGTGGTACAGGAACAAGTGCAACTATTAAGGTGCTTTCAACAGCAACTTCTCCAGGTGCAATTACAACGTTTCAACTAGTAGCACAAGGTGATTATACAGTATTACCAGGAACTGTAGGAGTTGCAACTACTTCCGATAGTACATTTGGTCTTGGAGCTACATTTGATATTACATATAAAGTCAATGGGGTTGATATTAGTGCTGGTGGTAGTGGTTATAGTTTAGTATCAGTAAGAGTAAGCGCAGCACTTCCGGCTGTAGGATCGTTTGGTAATGCAGTTATTAGTAGCGGAATTATTACTAGTGTTGACATTTTAGATGCAGGTTCAAACTTTACAACAGTACCAACAGTTGAAGTTGACTTACCAAGATTCTTATTAGCAACCGGCGGATATCGTACAGATTACACAGGTGATGTATTAACAGATACTCCTGTAGCATTTAGAACTAGAGACATTAGAGAAGGTTTATTCTTACGAGGTGAAACATCTGGAGCGTTAGCACAGATCCTAGCACACACAGGTGCATTAGATAGTAACGGCAACGAAATATTTGATGTTGACATTAAGTATGGTACATTCTTAATTGACGAAGCTATTTCATACGGTGACATTACTAACCAAGTACAAATTTCATTGTTTATTGAAAGTGGCATATACCAAGAAAACTATCCACTTAAAGTACCGAAGAACGTTGCTATCATTGGTGATGAATTTAGACGAGTATTAATTAAGCCAAGACCAGGAACATCGAGTTCTCCTTGGTCATTCCAGAAGTTTAGAAGAGACCCTATAGTTGACGGGTTGACTGTTGCAACACAATTATACGGTCATCATTATCTAAGTGATTCACTATCACCTGTATACCCTAAAATTGATAATGCAGGTGGACGTACAAAGGCAGCGGCGCTTATTAAATTAAACAAATCGTTTATCCAAAACGAAGTTGTTGAATGGATCAATCTACAGATTGCTACGAATACTGCACCGTTTACACAATCATTTACATATAATCAAGCACTATGTAAACGTGATGTTGGACTAGTTGTTGACGCTATGATCTTTGATATAAGGTATGGTGGATATAACAGAACAATTTCCGCAGGTTTAAAATATTATCAAAGTGCGAGTGGGCGTGTTGCTATTGGTGCGCAACTATCTCAAACAATTGCAGGTCTTGAAAGAGCCCAAGCAGCAATTGATTATGTTCTTACTAACGTTGCACTACCTGGCACAATTACTACTGCACTACAAATTATTGATACTTCATTCATAGCAGAAACTGGCTCACAAGGAGTAGTTGCTGAATTATTTGATGCTATTGAAGATGTTATGGACGGTTCAGGTTCAGTTAACTATCCAAAAGAAAATGATGTACTAGATGTGTTCTTAATGAACGATGCTAACATTATTAGAGCTGTTACTGGTCAAGGACATGGCGGCTTTATGATGGTGCTTGATCCAGAAGGACAAATACTTGCTAAGTCACCGTACTGTCAAGAATCTGCATCATTTAGTAAATCTATTAACAAGCAAACATTTGCTGGTGGTATGTTTGTTGACGGCTTTGCTGGTAACTTACAGTTTCAACATGCTTCGTCAACATCTAATACAAGAATTGAAGTTACAGGATTAGAAAGACTGCCGCAGTTGCCTGCGTCGTTTATTGTTGATGACACTGTTTTTAGAATTAACTATGTTAGAGATTTTGTATACAATAAAAACGGATCATCTGCATCATTTATTTTAGATGAAACTACAGCATTTACTAGAGCTGCTGGTGCTGCTGTAACAACTATTTCACAAGCAAGTCCAGCAACATTTACAAAAGTAGCACACAGACTACAAGAAGGTGCTGTTGTTAGATTTACTACAACAGGAACACTACCTTCACCGTTAGTAGTTGGGCAAGATTATTATGTATCTGGTACAAATATAACTACTAACACGTTCCAAGTTAGTGCTACGCCAGGCGGTGCAGACATTAACACAACTACAGCAGGGTCTGGAACACACAGTCACGAAAGAATTTATGAAGTATTGATGCCTGGTAACAGATCAATGCTATCAAACGACTTTACACAAGTTGCTGATATGGGTTACGGCCTACTAGCAACAAACGGTGGTTTAACAGAAGCAGTATCTATGTTTACATATTACTGTTATGCTTCGTATATGTCAATTAACGGTGCGCAAATTAGATCCGTTGGTGGGTCAAGTGCGCATGGTATCTACGCACTTGTTGCTGAAGGCTCGGATCCATTAGAAGTTCCGACACCAACAACATTGTATCATGATCTAGCACAAGCAGTTACATGTTACTTCCCTAGTGCATCGTATGCAAACGTACAAGCCGGACTATTTTTGTTTGTTGAGGGTTACGATTATACACCATTAAACAATTCAGAACTTGAAGTTAATCACGGAAACCTAATTTATAGATACCCAGTTACATCGGTTGCAACTGCCGACTTACCTGCAGGTGTTGTTAGACTTAACTTAACCAGCGACACAACTGGTAACTTTGACGGAATATTTGCTGTTATTCCAAACGGCACTAAGATGTCATTACGTTCAAACTCACAGGTTATGTTAACAGGTGAACTTGTTAACGTTGCTACAAGACCATCCACAGGTTTGATTTTACAAGAATACACTGATGTTTATCGTGTGTTACAATTTGAGTCAGAAGCAGATAGTAGAGGTAATTATGAATTTACTGCTACTGCTACTAATCCTGGTGTGTTTACATTTAAAGCAACTATAACAACAACTGCATCAAGCGGAAATGTAGCAACATTTAGTCAGAATCACGGATTAGTTGTTGGAGATACAATTGTTCCAGATGGCTCTGGTGGTGGATTAACTGGCGGTACAACATATCATATTATCGACGTACCAGAATATACTAGCGTTGTTTTAAGTGCAACAGCAGGCGGTAGTGCAGTAACACTATCAGATGCAACTCCTAATTTAAAAGTAGTTGTTCCACACAAACTACTATACAACTATAGACTAAGTTTTAGTTCAAGTAATACATTACCAGCAGGAATCACTGCAGGTGAAACGTATTGGATTAGAGAAGAAAATCTAACTGCAACAACTTTTGAAATATCAAATATTATTAACGGAGCTGGGCCAGTTGAAATTACTAATACTGGTACTGGTACGCATAGTGCGATTATTGAAGGTGTTACTAGAACAACACTTAGAGAAAACTATAACTACATTGACTTAACTGTTTACAAACCAGGTGAAGCAAAAGCTGCTACAACACAGACATTTACAGTGTCGGTTGCAAGTCCAGCAGTGATTACAAAATCCAGCCACGGATTTAGTCAAGGTGACCCAATTACTCTTAACACCACAGGCGCATTGCCAACAGGGTTAAACACAAGTAACCATTACTTTGTACACACAGTTTTAAATTCAAACACATTTACAGTAAGTGTTGGATATCCAACACTAGCAGGCGCTGTTCAAATTGACACAACTGGCACACAAACAGGTACACATACATATCATGTTCCGACAGGTGCAGTAGGAGATAGTAGTTTTGCAGTTGTTGCTGTTGCACCGCAAGAAAGAATAAGGGTAGCAGGTAGTACATTTGTATGGAACGGTGAAATATATGTAATTAACACCTACGAAGATGAAACTGTAACCGGTAATCCATGGGGCAGACTTACACTTGACCGTCCATTAGTAGATAGCTTAACACAGTTTGAAGCAACATACTCTATTAAATCAGCGGTGCGTAGAGGGTCGCTTGGTGCTAGAGGTAAGCTAACAATTAGGATTTCATTGACTCGTGTTACATCACACGATTTACTTGAGATTGGTACTGGCTCATATGCTGATACAAACTATCCAACAGAAATTTATGGACCGCCGGTTAACGCATTTAACCCTGACACTGAAACTGATGAACGTACAGTGGGACGTGTGTTCTATGTAACCACTGACCAATTTGGTAACTTCAACGTTGGACCATACTTTAGAGTTGACCAAGGTACAGGTCAGGTTACATTCTCAGCAGCTATTGCTTTGAGTAACTTGGACGGTATTGGATTTAAACGTGGTGTTCCAGTTAGTGAATTTTCAACAGACTCAGCATTTACTGATAACGCTGTTGATACTGTTCCAACAGAGAACGCAACAAGACTTTATATGGAAAGACGACTAGGTACATCGCATAGTGGTGCTCCTATTACACAAGCTAACTTAATACCATCAATTAGTGGTGGCTTTATGGCTCTAGACGGGTCGTTGTCTATGAAGTCTCCAATGTCGCTAGGTAATCAAAAGATTATTGATATTGCAGATCCTACACAACCAACAGACGGTGTTAACCTTAGAAGTTTAACATTTACTAACTTACAAGAATTTACAGTTAGTGACCTTAAAGCTAATGATATTTTAGTGTTTACTGGTAACGGTAACGATGCTATTAACAGTACAATAGTTGGTGATATTGCATTAGACATAGACTCAACACTTGGTACAATTGATGCACAGATACAACCAGGTGTTATTGTAAACAATGATATTAATGCATCAGCAGCGATTGCTCAAAGTAAGTTGACTATGGCCGATGCTCAAACAAGAGCAGATGCAACTGGCATTACACAAGCAGAAAAAGGCATTGTAGCACTTGATAATACATACTTTACTGTTACTAACGGTTGGGTTACTATTACAAACAGTACAATTCCAAAAGCAAAACTAACAAATGTTGCTGCTAAGTCTGTAATTGGTAATAACACACTTGCTCCTGCAACACCAGCCGATGTAACATTTACTACTATTGTTGATGACGGTGGTGCTATTAAGAAAACACAATATAGTAGTACAGGATTCTTAAGAAGAACTAGTGGATCTAGTAATACTGCTGATGTTGATTATGGCATGATTGAAGCAACATCAAATTCAACTTCAAGTACATTGATACAAAGAGACGGTAACGCAGATGCTAGTGCAAGAATATGGAACGCTACAAGTTCGTTTACAGTCAGCGGCAACACAACAATGGCGCATGGTACATCTGGTACTGCTAGTTACACAAGACTTTATACAGGATCAAGCGGTAGTGGCGGGTTATACTTACAAACAGGTTCGTTAGCAACTGATAAACGTAACTTTTATGATAACGATTACCACAGATTTAGAACACAAAGCGGTGTTTCACTTGCTCCAATTGAAACATCACAAGTACTTACTACTTCGTTAACTACTGGTGGTAATACTACAGCAGGTACAATTACAGGGCGTTGGTCATTAACAGGAACAACACCAAGCGAATCAAGGTTTGAAGCAACTTATGCTGCTGACCTTGCTGAATACTACGAGGGTGACAAGGAATACGAAGTCGGTACAGTGTTAGTATTTGGGGGTGACAAGGAAGTTACTACATCTAATATATATGCTGATACAAGAGTAGCAGGCGTTGTTTCAGATAGAGCTGCATATGTTATGTATACTGCATGTCCTGGACTTAAAAACCTTGTTGGATTACAAGGCAGAATTCCAGTTAGAGTAGTTGGTAAAATTAACAAAGGCGATTTGATAGTGACAGCAGCAATACACGGAGTAGGAATTGCAGCCGATGGTGATGTTAGAGCAGGAACAATCATTGGTAAAGCATTAGAAACATATGATAGCGATCATATTGGAACCATTGAAGTAGCGGTAGGGAGAACATAATGGCGTATAATTCAAGCATACAACCTGGTAATCCTCCACTAGTTTGGGATAGCTTTAGAAAAGCATTAGATGAAGTTAATGCAAACTTTGTAACCATTGGTGCAACACTTGCAGGGGGAGAGCAAAAGTCTATTATTTCTGCTACTCAAACAAGTCCAGTTATAGTAACAACTTCAGCAGCACACGGATTAGTTGACGGGCAGCGTGTAACAATTACAAATGCTGCTGGTATGACTCAACTTAATGGACAAACATTTTTTGTTGATGTTGCTTCAAATATAGCGTTTGGATTGTTTAGCGATGCAGGAATATCTACTCCAACCGACGGCACAGGATTTGGCGCATATACCGGTAGTGGATTAGCGCAACCGTTGTTAGAGTTTAGTACTCTTAACCTTGAAGCATTAACAACTTCAATTAAGCCAGGAACTGATGCAACTTATGTATTTGGCGATGCTACACACAAATGGAAACAAGCACACATTGCTGAAACATTACAAGTAGCTGGACAAGAAGATAACGGATTATATTTAGGAACAGCTCGTATTAAAGGAGAATCAGGAAAAGTTGATTTACCTTTTGGTTCAACAATTGCAGGCGATTTAATTATTGATCCTGAAAAAAGATATTTTAGATACATTAACTTAGACGATGGTGACATTGTTGAAGCTGATCACACTAACGATACACTATCGTTTTACGGTGGAACAGGAGTTCAACTAGTTGCAGGTAGTGATGCAGACAGCATTACATTTATCAATGCTGGTGTAACACAATCTATTGCTAGTACAGGTATTTCAGTTAGTTCTGCAACAGGCAATGTAACTATTACTAACACAGGTGTTACATCTGCACAAAATACAACTAACATTCCATCTAGAGCAACAGGACGTACACCGGGAGAAGGTGTTACAGTTAGTACAACAACTGGCGCAGTACAGTTTACTAACACAGGTGTGCTAGAAGTACAACAAGGTTTTGGTATTACAGTTTCAACAGATGGTGCAACAGGTGTTGCAACTGTTTCAAACTCGGCGCCAGCTGTACCAACATTCCAACAAATTGCAGTCGATGGTCAAACAAACATTGCAGCAGATAATACTGCTGATATTTTAACGTTTGAAAATGGATACGGAATTACTATTACTACTGATACTATCAATGACAAGTTAATATTTACTGTTAACAAAGAAATTGATATTAGCGGTAGTGTATTTGGCGATGACAGTGCATTACTTGTTGATGGGGTGTTGTCGAAAATTGTTGGTCCAGTAGATACGCAAGGACCGTTATACATTGATAGTGTTCCTATTGCAACTTCTGGAAATGATATAGTTCTTACATCAATATTACCATCAGGGCTTAGTACTACAATTGGATCAGTTTCAAGTCCATTTAATACTGTATATTCAAATCAATTTGTTGGTAGCATTACAGGCGATGTAACAGGAAGTTTATTTGCAGACGATTCAACGCTCATGATTGATGCAGTTGATAACAAAGTGATTGCTTCATTAACAGGTGATGTGACAGGTAATGTTGTAGGTAACTTAACAGGTAACTCAACAGGTTATCATACAGGCGATATAAAAGGTAGTGTATTTGGTGATGACTCTACTAAGATTATTGACTCGGTCGAAAATAAAATATACGGCGATGTTATTGGAACACACACTGGAAACATATTTACAAACTTAATTGACAGTGCAGATAGTAGTGCAATTACTGTTACACCGATGACAGTGTTTAGCAGTGATGTTAGTGTACAAAACGAATTAACTGCTCCAGTAATTAACGCAGGAAACATAGTTAGCACAGGCTTTGTACAGTTTAGCAGTTTAACTACCACACAGCGTAATGCACTAGCTGCGGTGAATGGAATGGTTATTTACAATTCCACTGATAATAAATTTCAAGGCTATGAAGATAGTGCTTGGGTTAACTTGGTATAGGGTGGATAGATAGATGAGTAAACTAACAGTAAACATTGGAACATCCGCAAACGATAGAACAGGTGACTCAATACGCTCAGCGTTTGAAAAGATTAATACTAACTTTACAGAATTATATACTGAGCTAGGATTAGATAGCGGTGGACTTAATTTAGGTGCGTTCGAGTTTGCAGGTAGTGTAATGACTACAACAGATTCAAGTGCTATTACAGTTGCGCAAAACACTACTGTAGACGGTAACTTAACTGTTACTGGCGATATTACAGGCTACATAAGTTTAGCAACATTAAAAACTGAAGTAGCAGCAAGTGCTGACTTTGCAGCATTTAAATCAAGAATAGCAGGATTATAGGAGCGTATAGATGACAATCAGTTTAATTAACATTGGTAACATTGTAAACGACGGACTTGGTGACGATTTACGCACTGCGTTCCAAAAAGTAAACACAAACTTTTCAACACTAGAAACAGAATTAACAATTACTGCAACTAACCAAGGTGCAAACGGTGTTAATGTTTTTAGACAAAAAACTGGGGCTAATTTAGAATTTAGAAAATTAGTGGCTGGAACTAAAATGCAACTAGACCAAGGTGAAGAAGCAATTGTTGTTTCAAGCACAGCACCAGATGCATTTACTAGAATTGATACTGATGCAGGTAGCATGTATGCTAATGTGCATCAACAAATAACTTTTGAAGGCACAAGTGCTCCGCTATCAGAAAACGGTGTTAAAGACATTGAAGTTACTTCTGTAGGTAGTACTATAAAATTTAAAACTATTATACCTGTTACAGAGTACTTAACAACATACGACTTTGGGCCTGTTGGGTCAGGTCTTTTTGAAAACGCAATACAATTGGCGCTACAAGGTTCTAATATTGATTTTGGTACACTCACATACGCTTCGGGAATCAATTTAGATGTCGGCGGATTGTCATAGGGAGTTACAACTAAATGGCAATTACTTGGATTACGCCTGCAGGAGATTTAGGAACTTTTGAAGAAAGAGTTACTGTAAATATTCCTATTCAAGCGTCTACTGACTCTGGTCAACCAATTTCATACACTATTATTGCAGGTAAACTTCCTATAGGTTGTATATTACGTGATGGTGTTATCAAAGGAGCACCTGGCGAAGTTACAAAAGTTACACAATCAAAGTTTGTTATCAGAGCTAATGATGGTACAGACGGCTGTATGGATAGAACATTTAGTATGTCTATTGATGGTGCTGACTTTCCAGAATGGATTACAACTGCTGGATATTTAAATGTTGGTAACGGCGATGCATACTTTGTACTAGATGATTCAGAAGTTAACTTTCAACTCGAAGCAACTGATAAAGATTTAATTGCAGGGGAAACTTTAAAATACTATATTGTTCCTAATAGTGGATTATTACCTCCTGGATTATTACTGTCCGAAACCGGTAACATTTCTGGGTTTACACAGCCAGTTCAAGCAGTAGCATATAACTCAAATGAATCAGGAGCATACGACACACACTCGTTTGATACTGTTCCGCTTGACATTGCAAAAAATACTTCAACAGGATTTGACACATACTTTTATGATAATACAAGGTATGACTTTTCAGAAGGTAGTAGAATACCTGATAAGTTAAGTAGAAGTTATACATTTAGTGTTGCAATTACAGACGGTATAAATGCTGTACATAGAACATTTAAAATATATGTTGTAACTGAAGAATTTTTACAAGCAGATAACACATTGATGCAAGTTGACACAAACTTGTTTCAAGCAGACTCTAGTAGAGATAGACAACCACTATGGATCACTCCATCATACTTAGGCAAGTATAGAGCTAACAACTTTTTAACTTTACCATTAGATGTATACGATCCGCCAACCCTGTCAGGAACTATTACATATTTTTTAGTTGCTAATAATCCAGATGGTACTCCAAGTACATTGCCGCCGGGGCTAACATTAGATACAGTAACAGGTGACTTATCAGGCGTTGTTCCTTATCAAGCTGCTGTTACTGAAAATTATAAGTTTACAATGAGAGCTGTAAACTTTCCAGTAAGTCTTGCAAAAATTAACTATGTGCTCACTGGCGACTGGAGCAGTTTGCGTACTTATAACGTTAACGATGCTGTTGTAGTTGATGGACTAATTTATATTTGTATTGAAGCACACCTTAATAAATTACCAACTGACACTAATTATTGGATACTAGGAGTTTCATCAGCTGAAAGAACATTTAATGTAGACATCATTGGTGAAATTGAAAGTTCAATTTCATGGATTACCCCTAGTGATAGAGGTACTATTAAACCTAATGATCCTAGCAACATATACGTTGAAGCAAAAAGTTTGTTATACGGTGGAAGATTACTTTACACACTAGAGAGTGGATCACTTCCACCTGGCTTAGAATTTCTACCTACAGGGTTAGTTCAAGGAAAAGTAAAACAATTTCAGGATAATAAAGGCTTAGGTTTAACTAGATTCTTTGATCGAGATAGTGCAGGCGAAGATTCATCAACATTGTCAAGAGATTTCAGTTTAACATTTGATCAAACAACTACAAGTTTTGACAAAGAATTTAGATTCACTATTAAAGCACAAGACGGTGCAAATTTTGCTGAAAGTTTAAGAACATTTAAACTTAAAGTAGTTGCTGACAATCAAAAAGTATTTTCAAACATATATGTTAAAGCATTACAGTCTAAGCAGAAAAGATTAAATTGGTTTAATTTTATTACAGATTCTACAATATTTAAAGCAGAAGAAATATATCGATACGGAGACCAAAATTACGGTATCCAAAGTGAACTAAAAGCACTACTGTTTGCTGGGATTGAAAGTAAAACAGCACAAATGTTTGTATCTGCTATGGGGCAGAATCACTACAACAAACGTTTTACGTTTGGTAATATTAAACAAGCAGTAGCAAAAGACCCATTGACTAATAACACATTATATGAAGTAGTATATGTGGATCTTGTTGATGATTTAGAAAAAAATGGTAAAAGTATATCGCAGGTAGTAGAACTAAAAGATAACATTAATAGTAAAATAATTGTAAGTTATGACGCAATTACTATTGATAGTGATGTTCCGCTAGTTAGCGACTCAGATCATCAAAGAATTTTTCCTAATTCAGTAAATAACATGCGTAAGAGAATACGTACATTAGGAGACAGAGATCGAGGATTTTTACCGCTTTGGATGAGAAGTATCCAAAATACCGCAACATATGAACTTGGGTTTACTAAAGCACTAGTGTTATGTTATACTAAACCAGGGAAGTCTCAAAAAGTAGTAGCAAGAATTAAAGCAAATGGCTTTGATTTTAAGACTATTAACTTTGAAGCAGATCGTTATATCGTAGATATAATTGATGGGCAAATTGAGGATAAATACATTGTATTCCCGCAACGTGGAGAGAAAAGACCGTGAGTAATATAAATTATTTAAGCATTAATGAAAATTTTCCAGTGGCTGGTGCCGATAACGACACTCAGACATTTAGAGATAATTTTGATACAATTAAAACAAGTTTGCAAACTACTAAAACAGAAGTACAAGCACTTGAAGATACTACTGCTAGATTAACAAATCCAGGTGGTGGTGCGTATGTTAACGACTTTCAGTTAAACCAAATTACTAGATCTGTATTTTTAAACAATAGAGAAAAAACTAATAATCTTGGTACTGTTCCGTTAGTCGGTGGCACAGTTACTGAAATTGATTTTCAAACTGGTTCTTACTTTATACTTGCAGCATCTTCAGCGTTAAACTTAAACTTTACTAATCTTGCAGGTGATCCTGCAAACGGTGAAGAAACTGCTACCCAAGGTGGCGTAAGTAAAATAACTTTAGAACTTCGCACATCAGGTGCAGGTGATAGAGCTGTTACATTTACAACAACTGGTGGTACTGTTATTAAGAAAGATGCTAACTTTCCTGCAAGCCTTGTAATATCATCAACAACTAATCCTACGTTTATTGAAGTTTGGAGACATGACCAAACAACAATCTTTATGAAATACTTGGGCATCTATAGCTAATGTTCCATCCATTAGAGAAAGATCTTAGTGAGATGAAGACAGTTGATGTTGAACAAAAGCTGTCTGAATTGAACAAAAAATATTACCTAGCCGCACGTTTTGGCAATCAAGACCTATTGACACAACTCCAAACATTTGTTATAATATATAGAAATGAGCTTTCACAAAGAGCCATTAATATGAAATTTGAAGAACAAGACCAGGATTTGGATCAATTGATTAATGTGGACTAAAACAAATACTACTGAACAACTAATTAAGGGCATAGTAAAATATGGTCCTAACATCTTAGAAAACTGTATATGTAACGATGACCTTACAGTTTACAAGAACAGAATCTCTCAAGAATTCTTAGATTACCCATTACCTAAGACTGATATCGATCATTCTAATTGGTTCGTGCCTCAAAAATATAGAGACATGAATATCATTGACTTTGTACTATCAAAGACACAGAACGAAGAACAATATCAAAGAGCAGTAATTGAATTAACAGAATTTGAAAACAGAAATTTATTTCCACTACTTAAACAAATGGTATATATAATAGACACACTAAGACAACACAATATTGTTTGGGGTGTTGGTAGAGGTAGTAGCGTAGCTAGTTATGTACTCCACTTACTAGGGGTCCATAAGATAGATAGTATTAAATACAATATACCATTAAATGAGTTTTTTAAAGAAGAACCCAAAACATAGGAGAATAAGTTATGGCACTAGTAAAAAGTATGAGAGGCAAGGAAGTTGACATGGAAAAGTTAAATCTTAGAAATGAAGAAACTCCTGCTGTAGGAAATGCAAAAGTAAATGCTCGCGGTGACGAATTAGGCGCTGGTGGTGCAATTGTTCGTACAAGAGAAGAAGTATTAGCAGACTACTACAAACAAAATCCAAGGGCTATTAAAGAAGAAATTGTTAGTCGCAAAAAATAATTAGTTAGGATAAGAAATGATTAAAGGTAAAGTTAAACCAATCCACGATAATGTATTAGTATACGATATGCACTTCGGGGAAACAACCACATCAGGTGGAATTATCATTGGAAATGATGATGGTAAAGCACATGGTGTTAAGGCTCGTTGGGCAAGAGTTTATGCTAAAGGTCCTGCGAACAAAGACGAATACGAACCAGGTGATTGGATTTTAATTGCACACGGTCGTTGGTCAAGAAAGATGAAAGTAGACTGCCCCGAACTTGGTGAAGTTGAAATTCAGAAAGTCGAGGTAGAATCGATCCTTGTCGCAGCCGACAAAGATTACGAACCTAGCCTATCATATTACGGCGAAGAATATAGCCACGGATCTACTGCTAATTTCGATCCGGGCATGTTCGGCGCAAATTAATAAGCGTAAGCGATTTCAGGCATTAATCTAAAGGTTAATGCTTTTCGCGGACCTTGGGTCGTGTTTATTGTGACCTCCCCTGACTTCTCGTGAAACTCAATCTTAGTAATAATTGCTCGCTTGTTGTTTTTACCAACAAGGATTTCTTGACCTACTTCTAAGTTTAGTGAAAGATTCTTAATCATGGGTTGTTCTCCTGTTAACCAGCGATTGCTGTTAAAAATATTTAGCTTAGGGGTTGACAACTATTAAACACTACTATATAATAAAGAGTAACATAAGGAGAAAGACTGTTGAACAACGTAGACTTAAATCGCTATCAAGAATTTGTAAAAGAAGTAACTAGTACAGCAAGTAATAATACTGCTGAACTATCAAAAACACTAGATAGCCTAGAAACCCAAAGTGGTGTTAACATGGCACTACTACTAACAGGCTCGATTGGAATGGCGAGTGAAGGAGGCGAATTTGCAGAAATTGTTAAAAAATGTATCTTCCAAGGTAAACCACTTGACGATGAAACTATATTTCATGCTAAACGAGAACTTGGCGATATTATTTGGTATTGGATTAATAGCTGCAGGGCTCTTAGTATTGACCCTAACGAAGTAATTGCTGAAAATGTAAACAAACTAAAAGCTCGTTATCCGGGCGGAGAGTTTGATGTACATTATAGCGAAAACAGAAAAGATGGCGATCTCTAAAAAGGACAACGATATGACAGTAGGAATTACGTTTAGTAGTTTTGATTTATTTCATAGTGGACATGTTGCTATGCTTAAAGAAGCAAGTGAGCATTGTAACTACTTAATTGTAGGACTACAAACGGATCCTACTATCGACCGTCCTGAAAAGAACAAACCTATCCAAAGTGTGTTTGAAAGATATGTACAACTAAAAGGTTGTTCGTATATTGATGAAATTATCCCTTACGAAACCGAGCAAGATTTACTAGATATACTGCTAACTTATACTATTGATCGTAGATTTATTGGTGAAGAATATAAGAAAAAAGATTTCTCTGGTAAACAGATTTGTGTTGACAAAGGCATAGAAATATATTATAATAAAAGACAACACTCATTTAGCACATCTAATTTGAGAAAACGAATAAGCGAGGCAAACAAATGAAAGAACTTTGGGTAGAAAAGTATCGTCCTAATACAATAGATGATTATGTGTTTAAGGACAATCATCAGAAAGCACAAGTACAAGCATGGGTTAGCGATGTAAGTATTCCGCACTTGTTGTTTAGCGGTAGTGCAGGCATTGGTAAAACAACAATGGCTAAGTTACTAGTTAATGAACTAGGCATTGAAGAGTTTGACGTATTACAAATTAACGCATCAAGAAACAATTCAGTTGATGACATTCGAGATAAGATTACAAACTTTGTACAAATGATTCCTTTTGGTCCGTTCAAAGTTGTATTGCTTGATGAGGCTGATTACTTGAGTCCTAACGCACAAGCAGCATTGCGTGGTGTAATGGAAGAGTATCACAGTACATCGAGATTTATTTTAACGTGTAACTATCCTAATAGAATTATTCCTGCTATCCATAGTCGTTGTCAAGGCTTTCATATTGAAAAGATTGACCAAACAGAGTTTACTGCTCGTGTAGCAACTATTCTTGTAACTGAAAATATTGACTTTGATCTTGACACTCTTGACAGTTATGTAAAAGTAGCGTATCCAGACTTACGTAAGTGTATTAACATGGTACAGCAAAACGTAAGCGGAACTAAACTTAGTGCGCCAAGCAAAGGTGACGAGGGCGAAGCTGACTGGAAGTTTGAAATGGTTGAGTTATTTAAAGCAGGTAAGATTACTCAAGCTAGAAAACTACTGTGTGGTAAAGTACGTGCTGAAGAAATGGAAGAGATTTATCGTTGGTTATATGATAACTTAGAAATATTTGGTGAAGAAGAAAAACAAGATACAGCAGTTATTATTATTAAACAAGGTCTTGTTGATCACGCATTAGTTGCTGATCCAGAAATTAACTTGGCTGCAACACTTATTAAACTGGCGAGGCTATAGTGGCTCATTTAGTAGATGACAAATGTATAATGTGCAAACACACAACGTGTGTTAGCGTATGCCCAGTAGACTGTTTTTACGAAGGTGAAAACATGTTAGTAATTAACCCAGATGAATGTATTGATTGCGGCGTGTGTATTCCTGAATGCCCCGAAGATGCAATCTTTCAAACAGATGATACAGAAAACAAATGGTATAAGCATAATCAGTATTTTTCCGAAACAGCTAACTGGCCTAACATTGTAGATCAAAAGCCGCCTATGGATGAATACGAAAAGTATACTCAGAGTGCAGAAGATAAGACGCACCTGTTTAAGGCTATACCCGCAATACAAATAGACTAATGAAAATTAAAATAGAAGTAGAAGTAGACACATCTCAACAACAAGATCAAAATCTTATAGACGAACTCATTGAGCTTTTAGACTCGCTCCGCGATAGATTCCAAGAAGAATAAGGGGGAGTTTAACCCCCCTTATCTAATTACTCGTCGCCGTACATTTGTAAAATTTCTCTTACAGCTTCATGTCTTTCGATATCACTGTGATCAAACTGACAGATATCAACATATTGATGGTTCTGGAAGTTGTTATACAACCCAAGGAACTCTAATAACCCGTTACTTGAAGGCCTATCAGCCTGTCCTAAGTCACCGGTTACCACCATCTTGCTTCCTTCACCTAACCTAGTGAGAAGCATTTTCATCTGATTAGGCGTTGCATTTTGCATTTCATCTGCTATAATCACAGAGTTTTTAAATGTTCTGCCACGCATGTATGCTAAAGGACTAATTTCAAGTACCTTTTCACGCATCTGTCTTTCAACTTCAGCCTGATTAAAATTGTCTCCGAACACATCAAATATAGGTCTCGTCCATGGTGCCATCTTTTCTTCTAGCGTTCCTGGTAAAAACCCATGCTGCTCGTCAACACTAACTGCCGGTCTCGTAATAACAATTTTTTCAAAATTCGTATCTTTCCATTGATCAATAGCCCATTGTACACCCAGCATAGTTTTACCTGTGCCTGCTGGTCCAATTGCAAACACAATGTGTGTGCGATTGTCATTTAACATTTCTAAATATGTTTCTTGAGATTTGTTTTTAGGTGTAATTACTACACGTTTTTTCTTTTGATTAATGTTGATTACATTATTATATGTGGAGTGGGAAGTTTGTTGATGAGATTGTTGTTTTCTTTTTGACTTCATATTAAGCATATCCTCCGTGCTTTGTGGGTATTCGAGCAAGGACGTAACAACAGTATTGATGACATAGGTCCGTGTTCGAACATATAAGTATTTACTCGTTCTGTCCATTTATAAAGCTCTTAGTTTAATTTTGAGCATAAATACATATATACAAATAGGGACAAGACTAACATGGCAAGTACTAAAGATATCATTGCAAACATTGAACAAATTTACGGGTCTAACAACAGTTTAAACCTACTCAAAGACTTTGAGCGTGTATTCGACGAATTAGATGTATATGTGTTTGACGGATGGCTTGACGGTGAATTAGTAGCCGGTCCAAAAGAAAGTAGATACTTTGTTGAGTGTACATTTATGTGGCCTCACAAAGAAATGCCTGAACCTGAGGGTGGAAAGAGACTTTTAGAGTACGGGTGTAAGGTACAGTTTGCAGAATCAGCAGTTGCTAAAGTTAGAAAAATTAAAGATGTAAATGATATCCGTCCTGGAACTAGAAAAGGTAAGATCGACTACGAAGACATTTGGATGGTAAAGATTACTATGCCAAAACGTTTAATGAAAAATATCGACCGTGGATATAAAAACCTTGACAAGAACAAAGTACAAGACATATTGTCTAATAATGCTGTTAACATGAACCTTGAACCTGCAGACGAACAAGCTCAAGCTCAAGCAGCAGAAACATCAGAGGTCCCAGCAGATGTATAAAGTATTAGAAGAAGGATTACGCAAAGGTGATTTAGAAGATCTAATCTATCCAATTTTTGAAGTAGATAAGTTTAGATCTAAAATGGGTGAAGACCGAGACGTATGTGTTGTTACGTTTCAAGCTAAAGATAGATATCCTGCAAAAGATTTAATGGAGTTTATTGAAAAAGGATTTTCTTTTGTTCTGGACGCAGATGTTAGTTCAGGTGAAAACGAAGAAGGCGAATATTCAGTATTTGTTGAGATTGAAAGAAGTAAACAAATAGCAGAGCAAGTTAAAGAATTAATTTACGGTATTTCAAAACTAACTAATATTAACGAGTGGAAGTTTCAGTACTACAAAGACGATACTACTAGAGATGTAACTACTGAAAATTTAAAAGAAGTAATTCCAGCTGATGGGCAAATGTACGAAGCAAAGATGGCAAAGTTTAGAGTCAACGAAGTTAAATCTTTCTTTAGTAAAACCTTAATGGATAACTTAGAATTACAAGACGACTTAATTACTATCTATAAACCATTTAATAAAACTGTTAAGTTAAGATGGATTAAAGAAGGAAGAACGAAAGATATAATCGAAGGGATCGATGCACCAACGCAAATTGATGTAGGCGCCAGTTCAGAAACATTTTGGTTAAGCAAAGTGTTAGGCGACTACAATATTAGCAAAATGGGCGATAACTTCTTGTTCACAAATGGCGACAAAGCCATGTTATTACAAAGGGCAGATTAATGTTTAAATTAGAAAAAGGGCATCTGGAAAAACTTATTCCAGGTAATAAAAATGTAGACGGATGGCATGCGGCACTTGTAGATGTGCTACCTAAATACGGTATTGACACAGAAAGACGCATGGCGCACTTTATTAGCCAATGTGCTCATGAATCAAATAACTTCCGTAGTTTAGAAGAAAACTTAAACTACAGTGAAAAATCACTACTTGCTGTATTTGGACGTTACTTTGGTGATGCACCAAAAGCTAGTGCAGCAGAATATGCACGTAACCCAGAAAAGATTGCAAACCGTGTTTACTTCGACAAGTATCGTAAGTACAAGATGGGCAATACAAACGAAGGTGACGGTTGGTTGTTCCGCGGACGTGGACTAAAACAACTTACTGGTCGTGAGAACTACACCAAGTTTGGTGCTAGTGTAAATATGACAGCAGAAGAAGCAGCAGAATATGTTGCAACTCCAGCTGGTGCAGTAGAGTCAGCATGTTGGTTTTGGAATGCAAAGAACCTAAATAACATTGCAGACACAGATGATGTTACAAAGATGACTAAAATTATTAACGGTGGTAACATTGGACTTGAGTCGCGTCAGACACGTTATAAGAAAGCAATGGAAGTATTTGGTAACCCTGTAACACTTACAGATGATGCAGGTGATGACGATTTTGAAATTGATGACATTGGTGTACTACGTAAAGGTTCACGTGGCGAAGGCGTTAAAATGATGCAAGAAGCATTAGGCGTTGGCGCAGACGGAGCATTTGGTCCTGGTACAGAACGTGCATTAAAAGAATGGCAAACTACTAACGGCTTAACTGCTGATGGTATTGCTGGTCCAAAAACACTTGAGAAATTACTAGGATAAACGTATGTTTAGTTCAATCAAGATTGCAATAGTATTAATAATGTTAGCTGGTGCAGGTGGTGGCGTAGTGTACGTTAAAACTTTAAAGTCAGATCTTGCTGTTAGCGAAGCTAACAACGTAAAGCTAACAACAGCAGTAGGTGAACAAAAAGCAGCACTAGAACAAATGCAAAAAGATTTTACAGCAATTAATGTTGCTAAAAACAATCTTGAAGATCAAACTAGAGTGTTAAACGCTGAACTTAATAATCTTAACGATAAGTTTAACAAAATAAATGCAAGTGGTGAGAAACGTGACATTGGTAACTTGGCTCAACAAAAGCCTAGACTAATCGAACGTGCAATTAACACCGGAACAAAGAACGCCATGCGCTGTGTAGAAATAGCGATGGGCTCTCCATTAACCGAAAAAGAAGAAACGGCAACTAAGAAATCTAAGATTAATCCTGAATGCCCAAGTATAGCGAACCCAAACTATGTACCATATTAAAAATATATTTTTAGTTGTGCTACTAGGAGTAGCACTTACTGGTTGTTCAACTGTATCTCAGTTAGACGTGTTTAGTAAACCTATTGAAAGAACACCATTAAATCTTTCTAAGCCTGAAGTTGCTGAGTTAGAGCAACTTAAATTTATTATTATTACTAGCGAAAACGCAGAAGAAGTATTTGCTAAACTTAAAAAGAAAAATACAGACGCTGTGTTGTTCGGTTTAACAGATGAAGGGTATGAGTCCCTTGCTAAGAACTTTGCGCATATACGGGCGTATATGCTTAAACAAGACGCCATTATAAACGAATACAAAGAGTACTACGAATCAGGAAAACCTGATAGCGTAGAGTAATGTTAAAACTAATATTAGTAGTTTTTCTATCTACGATGATATCTAGTTGCTCTGCAAAGAACTGTAAAATTTCATCAAGCGTAAGTGTCGAAGACGCACAAAAGATCGACATAGATAAAGTCACACCTCGTGCAACATTTAGTTGTGACATTTAATAAATTGGTTGACAAATAAGAATAGTTTTGTTATACTATTAAAATAATAACTAAAAATTTATGGCATATTCACAAAAAGTAGTAGATCGTTTTGAAGACGTTCTAAACAATCCGGCAAAGCATGGCGTGGGCCGCTTTGATCCAAACGATCCTAATGTAGCAACAGGAATGACAGGAGCACCGGCGTGTGGTGATGTTATGAAACTTGATTTAAAAGTTAATCCTGACACTGATGTTATTGAAGATGTAAAATTTAAAACATATGGATGTGGCAGTGCAATAGCAAGTTCAACAATGTTTGTTGAAATGCTTACTGGTCTTACAATGACACAAGCATTAGAGATCAAAGATAAAGATATTGCTGCTGCATTAGAACTTCCTCCAATTAAATTACATTGTTCAGTGTTAGCTGAAGATTCAATTAAACGTGCCCTGCAAGATTGGGACGAAAAGAAAGCAAAGCGCAAACACAACAGAGGACCTGAATAATGCCAATTAAATTTAAACCAACACAAATCACTGTAGATCGATCTACAGGAAAAAAATCTATTCAAAACTTTTATATGCAATCTACTCCGTTAACAGAGATAACAAGTGCATATGAAGCACACAATACTACTCCAAAATTTAAACAAAAGCTACGTAACGAACTTACTCGTAGAGGCCAATTAAGCTAGTAATAAACTAGTAGCTAGTAATAAACTAGCAATAAAAGATACATTAACTAAGAGGACGCAGCCGTGGCGTATTCAGATAAAGTGATGGACCATTACGAAAACCCTCGTAATGTTGGTAAGTGGGAAATAGATGATAGCATTGGAACTGGAATGGTAGGAGCTCCTGCGTGTGGCGATGTTATGCGTCTGCAAATTAAAGTAGAAGATAACATAATCACTGATGCTAAGTTTAAAACATATGGATGTGGTAGTGCTATTGCAAGTAGTAGCTTACTCACTGAATGGGTTAAAGGAATGACATTAGAAGGCGCAAGTGAGATAAAGAACACAGACCTTGCAACTGAACTTGCTCTACCTCCAGTAAAGATACATTGCAGTGTACTAGCAGAAGATGCTATCAAAGCTGCTATTGCAGATTATAAATCTAAGTGATAACAATTACTGAGGATGGTGCAACCCGTGTATCTGGCTTCTTAGAAACTCGTGGCAAAGGCCTAGGACTTAGAGTTAAGATAAAAACTACTGGTTGCTCAGGATATGCATATGTTTTAGAGTTTGTTGATACACTTAATGATGATGATACTGTGTTTGACTCCAACGGTATAAAGATTATTGTTGATAAAAAGTCACTAGTAATGATAGACGGAACTCATCTAGATTATGTCAAAGAAGGACTCAACGAAGGGTTTCAATTCAAAAATCCTTGGGAAGACGCAACTTGCGGCTGTGGCGAATCATTCACTCTTAAAAAGTAGTTAATGATAAATACAGTATAAGGAGCGAAAACATTATGTTGGAAATGATTGAAAGAATGGTGAGTGATCGCCTTTGGATTTATACCGCACTAGTTGGATCTCTTTTTGGACTTGCTTTCTCAACGTATTTTAAAGGTACAAGAATTGGGCTTTGGCTTTATGCTAAGTTTGATTTAACTGTAGACTTTTTAGTTACACGCTGGGGATGGACTTGGTTACAACAACCAGATGATGCGTGGCGTAAAAAGTACCCGCATGTAACTAAGAAGATTGATGAACTAGAAAAGCGAATCAATAAGTTAGAATCTAAAGGAGCGAAGAAATGAGTGACGAATCACAAACTAAAAAAGTAAATATTGAATTAGAAGTTGATACAAGTATCGTTGATAGTTCTAAAAATAGATATCAAGGCTTAATCGATCTTGCTAAAGCAGTAGACGCTTGGAGAATTTTTCCAAGAGCATTCCTAACTGTTTACATTGTACTACTATACAAAGTAGTAATTTGGTATATGGGCATCGGCACAGCAGTTACTATGGAACAAAGTGGGCTTGTATCAATTGTTGTTGGTGCTGGCGCAGCATGGTTTGGTTTATACACTGGAACCAGTAAGAAGTAGTCCGTTAGCATTTAAAAATAAGTACTAGTATGGATTATTACACTGTACTAGGCGTTAGCAAAAATGCTTCACAAGAAGAACTTAAGAAAGCATATAAGAAATCAAGTATGCAACATCACCCCGACAGGGGTGGTGATGAATCTAAGTTTAAAGAAATCAACGAAGCATACAGCACTCTAAAAGATCCCGTTAAAAGACAGCAGTACGACAGTCCTCAGCCACAGGGGTTCGAGCAAAACTATGGCAACTTCAACGATATATTTGGTAGTATGTTCGGCCAAGGGTTCCAACAACAACAAAGACGTCCTCAAAATAGACAAGTTGACATTGCAATTGACCTAACACTAGAAGAAGTGTTTGAAGGTAAACAGATTGCAATGGAAATCCAACTACCAACCGGTAGAACTAAATTAATCGATATTAATATTCCAGCAGGAGCCGATCACGGTCATACTGTCAGATATGCAGGAATGGGCGATAATTCTGTTCCAAACATTGCACCAGGCGACTTAATGGTGCATATTCGCATTCGCAATCACCGAGACTATCAACGTCACGGTGATAATATACTATGTGAGAAAAAAATGCTTGTGTGGGATTTAATGTTAGGATCAACTGTAGACATTACAACACTATCAGGCAGACAGTTAAGACTTAATATACCCGCTGGCTCACAACCTGATACAACATTAAGCTGTAACGGAGAAGGACTACCAAACATAAAAACAGGAAGGAAAGGCAACTTACTAGTTAGAATTAAAGCAATTGTTCCATCTAACCTAACACCAGAACAACGAAAAAAGATTATGGAAGTAAAACATGGATTATAAATTAGATTTAGATTATAAGTTAGGTATGCATCAATCGTTAAAAGAACAAAGCGATATATGGGATTTTGAAAAAGAAGAGTTAGATCCTGAAGAACTCGAACATGATATGTGTAACTTTATGTTAAATCACAACGGCATTGGTCTTGCTGCTAATCAATTAAATATTAGAAAGAGAGTATTTACAATTGGCTCTCAAAATGTTCCAGGCTTTCCTGAACCATTTGCTGTTTTTAATCCTGTAATTTTAGAATCCAGCGAAGATAAAGTTTTGCAGAAAGAAGGATGTTTGAGTTTTCCAGGACTATGGTTGCATTTAAAAAGACCCAAGTCAATTATAGCACAATATCAAAACTCTAAAGGCGTAACAAAAGAAGCAAAAATTGAAGGATACCTTGCTACATGCTTTCAACACGAATTAGATCACCTAAATGGCATTTGTTTCGTTGACAAAGTGGGGCGATTGAAGTTACAATTAGCTATGACGAAATTAAAAAAGAGATTAAAAAAACAATGATTGAACCTAGTAAACAACTACAAGCAATTTTTGACTCATCAGTTAGTATTGCACAAAAGTATACACATACCAACATTACTATTGAACACTTAGTATGTGCTATTTTTAGTGATACTGAAACCGCAGCAGGACTACAAGAGTTTGGTGCCGATGTTGATTTTATTAAAACTAACTTAGAGCACTATCTAAAAAATAATTTAGCTGATATTACATCTAACGATCCACAAATTGTACCTAAAAAAACTGCATCAGTCGAACGTGTTTTAAATAGATGCTTTACACAAGTGTTATTCAGTGGACGTAATCAAATTGAAACAGCTGATGTTATTATTAGTGTTATGAGTGAAAAGAATTCTTTTGCATTTTACTTCTTATCAAAAGGCGGAATTAATAAAGAAAAATTTGTCCAGCATTTCCAAAAGCATCACGTAAACAACGAAGAATTTTTTGAAGGCGACGAAGGAGAAGTTAATTTGAGTCCAGATCAGCTTGACAGGATTATTAATCAATTCTGTACTAACTTATCTATGAAAGCTAAACAGCGTGTAATTGATCCTGTTATCGGGCGTGATGATGAAATTGAAAAAATTGAATTAGTACTAGCTAGACGTAATAAAGCAAATGTACTAATGGTTGGTGATCCAGGAGTTGGTAAAACTGCTATTGCAGAAGGCCTTGCACGTAAGATTTTTGAAAAGAAAGTTCCTAAGTTTATTCAAGACCACCTTGTGTTTAGTTTAGATATTAGTGCATTAGTTGCTGGTAGTAAATATAGAGGCGACTTTGAAGAACGTATTAAAGCAGTATTAACAGCATTAGAACGCAAAGGTAATATTATTTTGTTCATCGACGAAGCACATATGATGAGCGGAGCTGGATCAGCATCACAAGGTTCAAACGATCTTGCTAACATGTTAAAGCCTGCACTTACTAAAGGCAACATGAAAGTTATTGCTTCAACTACTTGGGAAGAGTATCGCAAGTACTTTGAAAAGGATCGTGCATTAATGCGTCGATTCCAACGTGTAACTGTTGATGAACCTACACCTGAACTTACTGTAAAGATTATTAGAGGACTACGCAAGTACTATGAGCAACATCATAATGTTAAAATTACTGATGATGCTATCCAACAAGCAGTAAATCTTTCAATTAAATATATGGCTGATAAGAAATTACCAGACAAAGCAATTGATATTATTGATTGTGCATCTGCAAGGTACAAACTTAATGATGCTAAAGAAAATGAAGGCATCGTTCAGTTAGTTGATATTGAACAAGTTACATTTGAACTTTCTAAAATGATCAGTATGCCTTTAGAAACTGTATCACAAAAAGAAAGTGGTAACCTTGCAGGACTTGATGTTGCTATGAAGAAAGCAGTGTTTGGACAAGATACCGCAGTTGAATCTATTCTTGATAAAATCTTTGTTGCACAAAGTGGAATGAAAGATCCTAATAAACCTATTGGTAGCTTTTTATTCTTAGGCCCAACTGGCACAGGTAAAACTGAAACTGCAAAATCACTTGCTGATAAAATGGGCATGACACTTATTAGATTTGATATGAGTGAATACCAAGAAAAGCATAGTGTTGCAAGATTAATTGGTGCGCCTCCAGGGTACGTAGGTTACGATGATGATGCTGGACAGCTAATTAATAAACTACAAGAAACTCCTAATGCAGTATTACTATTAGACGAAATTGAAAAAGCACATAAGGATGTATCAAATATTTTGTTACAATTTATGGATAATGGATTTGTTACAGGCTCAAATGGTAAGAAAGCAGACGGACGTAATACTATTCTTATTATGACATCAAACTTAGGTGCTGCTGATAACGAATCAAAACTTATTGGTTTTGCTGACAATGAAAAAGATACTGAAGACGATAAAGCAGTTAAAAAGTTCTTTGCTCCAGAGTTTAGAAATAGACTTGATGGCACTGTTAAATTTGCTAAACTTTCTAAAACTGTTGTTAAGAGCATTGTTGGTAAATTTATTGCTGAACTTAATACTCAACTCAAAGAGAAAAACATTTTAATTACATTAGATAAAGATGCTGTTGACTGGGTAGCAAAGAAAGGTTACAATCCTAAGATGGGTGCAAGACCGTTAGCAAGAGTTATTGATACTAATATTAAAACGCCTCTAAGTCGAAGAGTGCTGTTTGGTGATTTAGCAGAGGGTGGCAAAGTTGCTGTTAGCATTGTAAATGATACACCTGAATTTAAAGTAACGCCGATGCCAAAGCCTTTAACTAAAGATCAACGTAAAGCAAAAAAGTTAGAAGCTAAAGCTAAAATTGAAGAGGCTACTAAGAGTGTTACAGAAACCCAAGATAACCAATAAGAAATTTTATAATAAGTTTATATATAAAGTTAGTTTAAAGTTGCCGGGAGCTCGCGCTCTTCGGCTGCTTTCATACGCTCAAATTATTAACTTTATTTCTGTTCCACCGCCACATAGCCATTATCAACCTGATCCTAATCGAGGCTATATGGACTGGAGAGTAAAAGTAGGCAATACAATACACAACAACGCCAAAACTTGGTCTAAAATTATATCTTTATTTTCTGGAGTGCCAAAAAAAGATCTTTCGTTTCGAGTTGAAGGTGAAAGTGTAGACGTATATACAAACGATGTTAGTTTATATAATGAAGTAAGCCAGCAATTTAATGATATAACACTCCAAAGATCGCAACCTGCTGCTGGTATGGAAGACATTCTACTTAATAGTACAAGAGAGATATTTGTAGATAAATTGCCGTATGGTCGATATAATTATCGAGTTGATTTAAAGTGGCCAACTAAATTAGCATGGGACGATATAGATAAATTATGCAATTTTTTTGAAGCACAACGTCCACGTATTACATTTACAGAATCTATTAAAAAATGGTTTTATGTTAATCGCCCTTATATGCAGACTCGAAGATACATCTATGTACAAGACGAACAAACATTAATGTTACTTAAATTAAGGTGTTCTGACAATATAGGCACAGTTTGTAAATATGTAGAAACAGGTAAATAGTAGTATGAGTAATGAGAGTAGACAATTATTAGGCCTAATTGATTCGGTAGTATCCGACTCAGCGTATACGTACGGGTCTAAATCAAAAGGCGCAGGGTATCATCGTAATAACGACGGTGTACATACTGTAGCTTATCAAGTGAACGCCTTCACTGGAACTATTAAAATCCAGGGAACATTAGCCGAAGATCCAGGTGATAATGACTGGGTAGATGTAATTGAATGGGGTGGAGATAGTGCATACTACTCTGCTAATGATTCAACAGATTACATTGGTACACAGACCTTTACAGGTAAATTTATCTGGTTACGTGTAGGACATAATGTACAAGACGGGCGTATTATCCAAGTTCTTTATAACTATTAAGTTTGCATTAAACAGCTAAATACAGTATAACTCTATTAAAGGATTATACTATGCGGGATCTATTGAACAAACTTAAACTACTAGAAAGTGCTGTAATCGATACAGAAACTTTTGCTGTTGAAGAAACAGAAGTGTCATCTGAAATAAGAGACAAAATTGGTGCGTGGATTGCTACGTTTGACACATACATTGGTGGCAATGGCGACACATTACCAGAAGGCTATTTGCAGTGGGCATTAAACTCAGGCATCACTACAGACTTTGTTGAAACTAATGAAGCTGACGCAATGATAAAAAAACATGGCGAAGATAAATTTGAAAACGATCCGATGTCATTTATTGATGAGATGCCAATCACAAAAGCATGTATAGATGAGCTTGAAGCAATTACAGGCAATGATGACCTTGAAGATAACGCAAAAATAATTGATCAGGTAATGAATAGTGACGGTAATGAATCAGTGAGTGTAAAAGCAACTGAAGATAAAAACAAACCTGGACAGGGTGCATTAGATAAATTTAGAGAGTTGCATAGAAAAAGTATTGGTTCAAATGATGACGAAGTTGTTTTGAAAGAGTTAATTGAAGTAATTAATGACGATTCTTTATTCGCAGATGAATTTACAGCACTTAGAGCGTTTACTAGTCCATCACAGTATGACGACTCAGAGATAGTGACAGTACAAGATATCCCTGGAAATACTCCTGATGAAAAAATTGAGACACTTCTAAAAGCAATAGATGATGATTCATGGGTAGAAAGTTTTGCTGAAATGTTAATGAAAGATTTTAGCATGGGAGAAAATACCAATCAAGAATTTGATAGAATTAAAGAACTTGCCGGTGCAAGTATTGATGAAACATATGATGACGATGATGCATTCTACGAAGCGTACGGTGAGATGTGGTTCAACGAAGATGAAATTATAGACGAAGCAGAGTATCAAGGACGCAAAGTTAAACTTGGCAAGCCAATGCAAGGTGATGTTAAGAAGTTTAAAGTTTATGTTAAAGATCCTAAAACAGGTAATGTTAAAAAAGTAAACTTTGGTCACGGCGGAAGTAGTGTTAAAGGTAAAGCTATGAGCATTAAAAAGAATAATCCAAAAAGACGCAAGAGCTTTAGAGCAAGACACAACTGTGATAATCCAGGACCGCGTACTAAAGCACGTTACTGGTCATGTAGGAAGTGGTAATATGTTATTAAACGAACTATTCTCAAGTATTGGTAGAGCAGAACACGAACGTGAAGAAGTTAATTGGCATGACGACTTAAGAGTCTTTATTGACAATGACAACGAAGCAATGACCAACGTGTTATTTCCTGCTATTAAGAAACATCAAAAATTTAAAGGTCACCCAAACGCATATAAAATTTATATTAGACCTTTAGAAAAGTGCAAAGAAATGTACTGCAATAAATTTGATATTCAAAACCCTGAAGAAAAGTTCACTAGAGAAAACCTTATTTCACTTGCTAGAGCAATGGCTAAGGAACAAGACGAACATATAGAGAATGGTGATTATGAGAATTAGAGATCTATTTGAAGCTGCTGGAGACAAGCATGTGTCTTTTTGCTTTGGACGTTTTAATCCACCTACCTTAGGTCATAAACAAGTGTTTGACACTTTAAAAAGTGTTGGTGGCGATTATAAAATCTATACTAGTCAAACCCAAAATAATAAAAAAGATCCCCTAGACTATGCTACTAAAGTAAATTTTATTCGTAAAATACATCCTTCATATGCTGATAACGTAGTTGAAGATACAAACCTTAATACCATTCTTAAAGTAGCAGTATCGTTAGAAGACCAAAATTATAATCATGTAACATTTGTTGCTGGTAGTGATAGAGTTGAAGCTATGGGCAAACTACTTAAAGATTATAACGGCAAAGAAGGCCCTCATGGGTATTATAATTTTGAAACAATCGATCTTAAATCCAGCGGTCAAAGAGAAGATGGTGCTGAAGGTGTAGAAGGTATTAGTGGTACACTAGCAAGAGCTGATGCTGCTAATAGTGATATAAATAAATTTGCACAACATACTGGTGCAGGTGAATTTGCTGACGAACTTTATAGCGCAGTAAGAAAAGGACTAGGTATTAAAGATGAAAACACAGGGGAAGACAATGAATAATAAAATAAGAAATGAAGCTAGATCAAGTGCATCAGACCAAGCGGCAGCAGCTGGCGCTTATAATGGTGGCAAGAGTATCGGTAAGCAAAATAAAAAACCCGGGCAAATGAAACGTTCACAAGCAGATAAAGATGCTGGTGTTGCAAGGATGCGTGATGAAGATGAAGCCGCTAAAAAAGCACAAAGAGATAGATTTGCCGCAATGAAAAAAGAATCGTACACTCCTACAAAAGACAAAGATGATTACGATGCTAAAGCAAAGGTCTTACAAGGTATTCAGTTAGATCCTGAAACTTCAAAAGATCCAGAACTTAGAAAAGAATTAATTAAACGCAAAAACGCATTAGAAAAAGACAAGGCAAAACTTACAGATGCGTACGATCATCCAGAAGGAGCGAAGCTATCACGTCTTGGTAGAATACTTATGGACAAAGCAATTACAACTAAAGACGATGCATTATCAAATGTACTGTCAAGAGTTGGAGACGAGCTAACACGTTATGGCGCACCAGGCGGAGCAAGAGATATTAAAGAGCTTGAGTCGAGAACAAAATTACCTCAAGCAAAAATTATGAAACTTATGTCATGGGCTGATTCACAAAAAGATGATAGCATATCTAAAGTTAAAGATCCTAAACCAAGCGATGAACCAGATGGAGAAGATGGAGAGTTTGACGAAGATATGCAAGGTAAAGACAATATGGGCTTTACAGATAAACAAATTAAAATGGCATATGGTGTTCTAAACAACCCAAGATACAAGGGAGGTAACTATTCAGGTGCTGTTGAAGTGATTAACAAAATTGCACCCGGCCTTGCAGATCATCCTAGTGTTGCAAAAGCACTACAAAGAACAAATGAAGCAGTTAAAGAAAGTGCTAACTTAACTGATAAAGAACTAGTAGACGCAGTGTTTAAAGCAATAGACCTAGCAAACAGTTTAGACGTACATTATGCTGTTGACAAAGTGGGCGAATTTGCAGAAGATCTGTATAGTGCAGTAAACGGCACAAATGAATCAGTGTGTTCAGAATGTAACAAGCCTAGATTTGTTGCTATGCCAGAGTCAATTCAAAAGCAATACAGCACTGTTAACGAAGAAAAACAAAAAGGCGTTGACGGCAAAGTATGCTGGAAAGGCTACAAGCGTATGGGCACCAAGAAAAAAGGTGGCAAGACTGTAGACAACTGTGTTAAAATGTAATGACTGAACTAGACGATATTGTTAGACTTGCCGGCATTAATGAATTCAAAGGATATACTCCTTGGGAAGGCAGCAATATTAGTATTAGTGGAAATGAAAAAGGCGAGCTAATGAAACAGCATGATATTAAACCAGGCACCCCTGAATGGTTTAAACTATGGTTTTCATTACCTAAGTTGACAGGCGAAAAAGCGATATGAAAATATCTGAAATAATGATTGAAGGTGACGGGCGTAAGAAAGGTATCCACGGCAAAGGTCATCCTAAGCGCAAAAAGCAACAAGCTGCTATACATGCTAACGAAGCTGTTTTCATCAACATGATGAAATCTTTTATTGTAGAAAACTTTAAACTTAAAAACTTTACAGAAGAACTAGGAGAACTAGATCCTTCTACTGAAATATATATAGATATGGACGGAGTACTTGCAGACTTTTTTGGTGACTGGGCTAAACTAATGGGTGTAGATAGTTTCCGTGATATTAAAGACCCTGGTCCTGCACTTGCAAAAATTAGAGCAACAGATGACTTTTGGTTAAAGTTACCATTACTTCCAGAAGCAAAAAAACTACTGTCATTAATTAAAGAAGTCAAAGGCGAATACAACATTTGTACAAGTCCGTTAGCAAATGATCCAAATTCAGAACCGCATAAGCGTGAATGGATTAAAAAGAATCTAGCATTTTTTCCACCTAAGAATATACACATTACACACGACAAGCCACAGTTTGCTAAAACAAACGATGGTGCACCTAATATATTAATTGATGATTACGGTGTTAACATTAATGCATGGGAAGCAGCTGGTGGTATTGGATTCAAACATAAAGATCATAAGTTTGAGCGCACAGCTAAAGAAATTAAACAACACATGCAGAAAGGTAAATAGTAGTATGTTATTAAGTGAATTATTTGCAGTTAAGCTCGAAGCTAAAGTCGAAATGTGCTCAGAAGCATGTTGCGGTAAGCCTGTAACAGAATGTTCTTGTGGACCAGACTGCAAACATTGTGACTGCTATGAAAAGAATAAAGGCGTAGAAGAAAGTGCTACAGCAGGCGCTACAGCAGCAGGAAACATTGCTAGTGTAGAAGCACCTCATTTAAGTCCAGGCAAAGCACGTGGTAAAAAGTCTTATACAGGCGACCCATGGGGCGGCAAATCAGGCACAAAAGCTCCACCTCAACCTAAAGTAAAGCAACCAAAAGCTGCTAATGGAACAGCTAAAAATGGGCTCGATATGAAGGGCAACATTTTTGGTGGCGGCGCGGCGATAAAGAGATAAATATTAATATGGAAAACAAACACCCAGATCACGAAGCTAAAATGGCCAAATCGGAATTAGTAAACATTGCTAAGAACGCTATGGATCTATTTAAGATGATTGAAGAAGGTGACGAACTTGACGGATGGGTTAGCAGTTATATTACTATATCTAATGATCATATTAATTCCGTTCACGAAAAAATGTCCTATGACTTTCAGGCTAACAGCACTAGAGAAAAAGGACCACGTGAGTACGAAGCTAATGCTTGTGAAAGTATTCGCAATAAATTAAAAGAGCAATGGGACAAAACCAAAGGATAAAATTATGGACTTTAGAGATATATTAAATAAACTTCCAAAGGAAGAAAGTAAAAACGCTAACACACATAGCGGTTCATTACAGCAATTAGTTGAATCATCAGGCAACGCATATAAAAAAGTTGTGTTTGAAGGTTATACTGATAACGAGATTAGAGACTTATGTCATTCTAAAGACCACGACTGTGCAACAACAGTAGTACATTCTGTGTACGGTAAAGGTAAACCAGTTTACGAAAGCCATGCTATTCCAGATGATAGCGGTAACGTTGCATGGTACGATGTGCAGTTTAAACATGGTATTGAAAAGAAAGTTCCAGCTTCTGATATGGAAATTTTAGTTACTGAGTCCCACGGTGCTAAGAAGAAGAAAGCCAAAAAAGAAGATGTAAAGTCCAAAGATACAGCAGTTAAAGAAGGCGGTGGCCGTGATATGGAATGTGGTCATTGTGATGGCACAGGTAAACATGGTGCTAAAGATTGTAAAAAGTGTGATGGCACAGGCGAAGCTCAAGCTGACAATGATCCAATGAACAATGAATCAAAGTTCCGTAGCAAGTTTGAAGACATGGTAGCTGAAGCTGGTAAGCCAGACTTCTTAGATGTTGACAAAGACGGTGATAAGAAAGAGCCAATGAAGAAAGCTGCTAAGGACGCTAAGAAAGCACCAATGAAGAAAGATGCTAAGAAAGATGCACCTAAAGGCAAAAAAGAAATGTCAGACAAGCAGAAAAAATTCTTTGGTAAAAAGAATGAATCTATAAAAACTGCTAAAAAGACAGTTGCTGAATCAGTTGAAGTAATTAAAGATCCTTCCAATCTAACTTACAAGGAAATGATTAAACTTGTACAAGAGAGCGGCGGACAACAACAAATTGATCCAGTAGACGCAGTCCTTTGGACATGGGCACAACGAGTTGCTGCTTCTAAAGTAGAAGAGTCTAACAAAGCAGAAATTTTTGCAGGACTAATTTACGAGCGTAACGGCGGAACATTTAAAATGTTTGACGTACTAGCTGAAGACAAGTAAAAAGAATTTATCCAATTCTACATAAAAAAGCCAGTTGCAGGTTGACTGGCTTTTTTTATGACTATATAATATAACTTCAACTAGGAGATAACTTATGTCAAAAATGTACGGGCCCGAAGAAAAGGCAAAACTTGAACGTCTAATTAAAGAAGGTTCCAATGTACTACGTGAAGTAGAAGATTTGAACGAAGGCTTAAAAGACACTGTAAAAGCAGTTGCAGAAGAACTGGAAATTAAACCGAGTATTATTAATAAAGCAATTAGAATTGCACATAAAGATAGCTGGAATACCCAATTGGAAGAGTGGGAAGAAATTGAAGCCATCTTAGGTATTACTAAAAACCTCCCTGACGATAAAGAATAATTCACTTGAACAAGATCAAATCATTCTGGATTGATAGCTATCAATCTGATAAAGTTGCTTTTGCATTTGAACTTGTTAGTTTTGTATTTACTGTTGCTGCAAGTCTCACACTTGCTATGAACGCAACAAACCCTAACATGTCGCTCATATATCCTTTCTTTTTTGTAGGTAGCACAACACAATGCTACGCTGCTTATAGAAGGGGAGCGGCATGGGTAATGCTACTAACAGGCTATTTTGGAATAGTAAACATATACGGCTATCTTGTTGCTACACACATCATATAAAACTACTTGACACCCGGCGTTAATTATGCTATAATACAAGTATGATTAAACACAATAATAGCTTTTTTACAAGCATGAGTCACTACTTAAAATGGTTAGCTACTGTAATTTTAGTTTTTGGAACTGGAGTTAATGCCTTAGGCTATTATCCTGCAGGTCCTGCTATATTAACAGTTGGCAGTGCTATTTGGCTCAGTGTCAGCATCATGTGGAAAGAACCAGCATTAATAGTTACTAACGCAATCTTAACTGTAGTAGGGTTAGCCGGATTGTTGTACACGTTATGATACACAGGGTAAATAAAAGTGAAGAAGGTAATCGCAGGCCATAAACTGCTTAATGGGTATTTGTCAGCCAGAAGTGACATACAGGAGAATAAATGAGTTACGTAGACGCTTTCTATAATCGCGATCAGGACGTTATTAACGTTGTTGAACGTGATGCAAAAGGTAATAGACATTACCGAGAATACAACCCAAGACATATTTTTTATTACGCAGACCCTAGAGGTAAGTTCCAGAGTATATATGGACAACCGCTATCAAGGGTAACTTGTAAAAACATCAAAGAGCTTCGCAAAGAACTTGCTATCCATAGCAACAAAAAACTGTTTGAAAGCGATATTAATCCAATTTACAGAATGCTTGAAGATAACTATCTCAATCAAGACGCTCCTAAACTAAACGTTGCGTTTTTTGATATTGAGGTTGACTTTGATCCCGAGCGTGGATACGCTTCACCAGAAGATGCGTTTATGCCAATTACATCTGTTTCTGTGTATTTGCAGTGGATGGAAACAATGGTGTGTTTTGCAATTCCACCTAAGACACTAAGCATGGAAGAAGCAGAGAAAGCTATCGAAGGCATTCCTAATGTAATGCTGTTTAAGAAAGAAAGTGAAATGCTTGATGCATTTCTTGATGTAATTCAAGAAGCTGATGTACTAAGTGGATGGAACAGCGAAGGCTTTGATATTCCGTACACAGTTAATCGTATTACTAAAACATTAAGCAAAGAAGATACAAAACGGTTGTGTCTTTGGAATCAATATCCTAAAAAGCGTGAGTATGAGAAGTTTGGTAAAACATCTGTAACTTATGATTTAATTGGACGAGTGCATGTAGACTCATTAGAACTATATAGAAAATATAATTATGAAGAACGCCATACATATCGACTAGATGCTATTGGTGAGTTAGAGATCGGTGAGAACAAAACTGTTTATGATGGTTCACTTGATGCACTATACAACAACAATTTTAGAACGTTTATTGAATATAACATTCAAGATACTGCACTACTAGACAAGTTAGATAAGAAACTGAAGTTTATTGATCTTGCAAATACTATTGCACACGAAAACACAGTTCTTATTCAAACAACTATGGGTGCTGTTGCTGTTACAGAACAAGGCATTATTAACGAAGCACACAGACGTGGCTTTATTGTTCCAAACAGAATTCGCAGAGAGCCAGGCAGCGAGCCAGCAGCTGGTGCTTATGTAGCATATCCTAAAAAAGGTATTCACGAGTGGATTGGTAGTGTTGACTTGAACTCACTATATCCTAGTGTGATTCGTGCGTTAAACATGGGTCCAGAAACTATTGTTGGTCAACTACGTCAAGATGGTACTAAAGCACGTATTGAGGCTGAGATGGCTAAAGGTAAAAGTTTTGCTAGTGCTTGGGAAGGTCAGTTTGGTTCTGTAGAATACGAAGCTGTAATGGCTAAAGAAGTTGGTAGACAACTTACTATTGATTGGGAAGAAGGTGGCGGTGAAGACACTCTTAGTGCTGCTCAGGTATACGATCTAATTTACGAAAGTAACCAGCCATGGATGCTTAGTGCTAACGGTACTATCTTTACACACGAAAAAGAAGGTATCATTCCTGGACTACTAAAACGTTGGTATAAAGAACGTAAAGAAATGCAAGGCAAGATGCGTGATGCTATTTCTGCAAATAATCCAATTGAAGAAGAATACTGGGCTAAAAGGCAGTTAGTTAAAAAGATTTTGCTTAACAGTTTATATGGTGCTATTCTTAATCCAGGTTGTAGATTCTTTGATAACCGTATTGGACAATCAACAACACTAAGTGGCAGAGCTATTGTTAAACATATGGCTGCAAAGATTAACGAAATTATCACTGGCGAGTATGATCACACTGGCAAGTCAATTGTATATGGTGATACTGACTCTACATACTTTAGTGCATATAGCACACTTAAAGATGAGATAGATGCAGGTAATATTCCGTGGGATCGTGAAAGTGTTATGAACTTGTATGACACAATAGGCGACAACTGCAATACAACGTTTCCTAAGTTTATGATGGATGCATTCCATTGTCCAAAGAGTCGTTCAGATGTTATTGCGGCAGCTAGAGAAATTGTTGCAACCAAAGGTCTGTTTATTACTAAAAAGCGTTATGCTGTATTGTATTACGATATTGAAGGCAAACGTACAGATGTAGACGGTAAAGACGGAAAGATTAAAGCAATGGGCTTAGATCTTAAACGTTCGGATACTCCTGTTATTATTCAGGAATTTTTAAATGAAGTGTTAACTCGTGTACTTGCAGGTGCCGAACAACAAAATGTACTAGATTACATTACTGAATTTAGAACAGAATTTAAAGCAAGACCTGGTTGGGAGAAAGGATCACCTAAACGTGCAAACAAAGTTACTGAATACCAAGCTAAAGAAAAGAAGCAAGGTAAAGCTAACATGCCCGGACATGTTCGAGCAAGTATTAACTGGAACACGCTAAAGCGTATGAATGATGACAAGTATTCTATTACTATCACTGACGGTGCTAAAGTTATTGTTTGTAAAGTTAAACAGAATCCTATGGGCTATACAAGTATTGCATATCCTGTAGACGAACTAAGAATACCGCAATGGTTTAAAGAACTGCCATTTGATGGCGAGGCTATGGAAAATGCAGTCATTGACGAAAAACTTGGCAACCTTATTGGAGTATTGGATTGGGATATTAAATCTACTAGAAGTGATAATAACTTTAATAGCTTGTTTGACTTTGAGTAGTTTGGATAAAAAAATTCTTGCTCTTTAACAAAAACCTAAATATAATGTATATAACAAACGGAGAACTCTAAAAATGAAAGACATACTAAAAGATATCGTAGATCACACACAGAACTTGGGATTCTTGACAACTGTCAAGGTATCTGGTGAAGAAAGTGAAACTACAATGTTTTCTATGGCTGATGATAGATCAGTTATTATGGAAGCAAAGACGCACAATCCTTATCCAGACATGCTTGGCACGTTTGGTATGCCACAGCTTCAAAAGTTAAAGTATTTGCTAGATGGTAGTGAATATAAAACTGACGCTAAGATTAGTGTAACAACTGGTGTGCGTAACGACCAAACTATTCCAACAGGAATTAAATTTGAAAACGCAACAGGCGATTTTAAAAACGACTATAAGTTTATGCTTATGGAAATTATTAATGAGAAGATGAAAACTGTTAAGTTCCGCGGTGTTAAGTGGGATGTAGAAGTTGTTCCATCACTTGCTGGTGTGCAACGTTTTAACTTCCAAGCAGGTGCTAATAGTGAGCATCCAACATTCTTAGCTAAAACTGAGGACGGCAATTTGAAGTTTATCTTTGGTGATGCAGGTTCGCATGGTGGCGAGTTTGTGTTTGCTACTGACACTATAGGTACATTGGATCGTGGTTGGACTTGGCCTGTTGCAAGTATCTTAGCAATTCTTAAAATTGCAGATGTAAACAACACTAAGATGAGTCTTAGTAACGAAGGTGCTATCCAGATCGAATTAGACAGTGGTTTAGCAACATACAAATATATCATTCCAGCACAGGCGGCCTAAATAATATTATGAAAGAACCAGTCAACTTATCACCATTACAGAAAGACTACGCTGTGTATTTGCCAGCTATTAGTTCTTTCTATAGTACCTACGTTGCTAAACAGCGACTAGGTGAATTTATTCCAAAAGAAAGAATTCCTGCGGGCTTTGACCGCGGAATTGAAGGCATGAACTTCTTAAACGAAGAACAAGGATACTTTACATACAAGTATGGTTTGTATTCAGCAGGTCACGCACAATTGAATCTTGAAAAGACTATGGTACAAGATGCTATGGTACAAGATAGAGATCGTGGTAAAACAATGATTTTAGGTGACTCAGGTGGATATCAGGTTGGTAAAGGTGTTCTTAAGTTTGATTGGTTAAACTTTGATGGTCCTGCTGCAAACAAGACTAGAGATGACATTCTTAATTGGCTAGAGCTTACAGCAGATTGGTCAATGCTACTTGATGTTCCGACTTGGGCATGTGATCATATTCATGCTCCTAAAACAGGACTTAAAGACTTTCAAGACTGCTTAGATAAAACACGTTTTAATAACAAGTATTGGTTAGAGCGTAGACTAGGCGTAACTAAGTTTTTAAATGTACTACAAGGCTCAGACTGGGACACTGCTGAAAAGTGGTACGAAGGTGTTAAAGAGTTTAGTGATCCTGCTATTTGGGGTGACAAGGCTTGTGAAGGCTGGGCAATGGGTGGTGCTAATATGTGCAAGATGCCTATTACACTACGCAGACTTATGACAATGAAATTTGACGGTATGCTAGAAGGTAAAGACTGGATGCACTTCTTAGGTACTGCACAACTTGATTGGTCATGTTACTTAACTAGTATTCAAAGACAAGTACGTAAACATATTAATCCTAACTTTACAGTAAGTTTTGATTGTGCATCACCGTTTATTGCAACTGCACATGGTCTTGTTTACACTAACAGTCAACACACTTCAAAGCGTTGGTCAGTTATTATGGACAAAGCAATGGATAATAAAGCACTTGCTGGCAGACATGACATTCCGTTTCCGTTTGAAAGTGAAATTGGTAGGCGTTTAAGTGTTGCAGACATTTGTCATTATGCACCAGGTATGCTTAACAAGATTGGTAAAGAAGGTAAAACAAGTTGGGATAGCTTTGGTTATGCACTAATGATGTCACACAACGTGTATCAACATATTGTTGCTGTACAACGTGCTAACAACTTAACAGATATCGAACTTGCAAAGCAACGTCCAGACTGGAGACATTGGAGAAAAGTTAAAGAAGCAGATAAGAGTGATGAGTACTCAGCTTGGGTACCACGTAATATTCTTTACTTCGATCGTTTTGTTGAAGAACTATTTGAACAGCCTACAAAAGAAGCAGCATTTGCAATGATTAAAGAAGCTGATGCGTTCCTTAAGAACTGTGAAGGTTCTAGACTACGTGGTGGTGTTACAAACATTGCTAACTCGCTGTTTGTTGAAGTTGACGATGCAGGTGACGAAATTGTTCCGTGGACTGATGACAGAGAAGATGACGAACTAGCTAAATTAGAAACTGAGTTAACAGGAGAATAATATGGAACGTACATACGAAGATGGTCACGTATCAAGTACAGCAAAATTTTTTGTAGGTGTAGAAGTTGAAAAAACTCCTGCATTTGGAAAGAAAACATTGTTCGTTACCGGTATTCATGATGTATCTGACATTCGTGACATGTTTAGCACATATGGCTGTGAACATATCTTTTTTGGTGCTAATCATAGCTTTGATCCACAAAAGTCGTGGGTAGCTGCAGACTGGGAAGAGTGGGAAGACATGATCGAAGTGTTCGTTAATGACGAAATTTTTTGTAGCTTAGATATTCCAATTGCTGCTGTAGAAGACTTTATGGACAGTGGATTAGTAGAAAATATCTACTTTATTCCGCAGATCCGTGTACCATTGCCGTATGTTGATCAACTTGGTTACAACGCTATGCTAAAAATTGATGACAAAGGCTTTAAGGCATCTAATCCAGGTGTTTGGTGTCATAGGGTTCGCGACCTTATGGATCATACTAAATTTACTCATTGGAGTGAATATGACAAAGACAAACTTATTGATTGACTTCAATCAAGAAAGGTGTTATACTAAATGCAACAACGTGAATCTTATTACAACTATATGTTAAGACGTATGAAAGAAGAAAATATGGCAAACGATAAAGAAAATGCTATGCAAAATGCAAAGCGAATGATTTGGGTTACTTTCACTAAAGAAGGTATCCATAAGTATCCTGCGGCACTAGATGATCCTAGTCTTGCAACAGGTGATGAATACGATGTTAGTTTTTTGGGTTATCCCCACAGACACATCTTTCATTTTAGAGTAGGTATCACTGTAACACATAACGACAGAGATATTGAGTTTATTCAATTCAAGCGTTGGCTTGAGAAACTGTATGAAGGTGAACTTAATGTAGATTATAAATCTTGTGAAATGATGTCAGATGATTTGTATAAACAAATCACAACAAAACACCCCGGACGTGAAGTCCACATCGATGTCTCCGAAGACGGAGAAAACGGTGCCCATATTGAATATGCAAAGTATTAAAGGAGACCTACAATGGGTTATTTTGCAGATCGGCCAGACGTGGTTAAGATCTTTACGGATCTCGAAGCGTACAAAGAATTTTGTCGATTCAACGGTTTTAAATTTGATGAACGTGATCTTTATAAGCGAGAAAGTAGAGCTTTTAGAGCGTTTGAAAACCGCCATGGCTATAAGAAGTCATTCCAAAAGAAATTTAATAAACGGAGAAACTAAATGAACATATGGCTAGTTGACTTAGAAGCAGTAGAAACACGTTACACTAAGCAGTGGAAAACGCAGTTTCCAAATCTGTTGCGAGGACATGGCCATACAGTAACCGTAGTCAACGGTGGGGATACGCCTCAGGCAACAACTCCTGGGGCGTTCCTCAACTTCGGTGGAACTAATGTTTACAAAAGTAAGCAGTTAGAAATTATTGCTGAAGCATTTTGTAAAGGAGAAGTAAAAGATGGAGATTATTTCCTATATACGGATGCGTGGAACCCAACTGTTATTCAGTTGCGCTACATGGCTGAACTGTTGGGCGTGGACATTCGAATTGGTGGCTTATGGCATGCTGGTAGTTATGACCCTGCTGATTTTTTAGGCAGACTGATCGGAGACAAACCGTGGGTAAGACATGCTGAAATGTCAATGTATGAATGTTATAATCATAACTTTTTTGCAAGTAACTTTCACATTGACATGTTTTTAGAAGCGTTTAATGACAACTACAGTGTTGACATGGACAAAGCAATTAGAACTGGCTGGCCATTTGAGTATATGGCAAATACATTAACAATGTACAAAGGTATGCCGAAACGAGATCTTATTTTGTTTCCGCATCGTGTTGCTCCTGAGAAGCAAGTTGACATATTTGAAGATCTTAGAGAAGCACTTCCGCAATATGAATTTGTTGTTTGTCAAGAAAAACAACTATCGAAGAACGAATACCACAACTTATTAGGTGAAGCTAAACTAGTATTCAGTGCTAATTTGCAAGAAACACTTGGCATTAGTTGGTATGAGGGTGCGCTTGTAGACACTATTCCTATGGTTCCGGACCGTTTAAGCTATACTGAAATGGCATTAGACGAGTTTAAATATCCTAGTGATTGGACAACGTCATTTGCTGCATACAAAGAACACAAAGAACAAGTGGTTGCACAAATTATAGATTACATGGAAAATTATAAAAAGTACTTACCTCGCCTAAATAAACAGGTACAAGTACTAAATGAGCAATATTTTAGTTGCTCAGATCTATTAAATGTGTTAAAATAATATAAAAGTTGGCAATCCACTGCCTAAACATCGGAGAATAAAATTGAGTATAAGCGAAAAAATTAAAACAAAACTACAAGACGCAGGCGTTAGATTTTGGGCCGGCGACAACATTAGTGAAGTCCTGCAAGAGGGCGACAAACAATTATTAATTGAAGAACTTACACCTAAGTTCGAAGCAGTATTAGACGGTCTTGTAATTGATCGTTATACAGATCCTAACAGTATGGATACTGGTAAACGCCTAGCAAAAATGTATGTAAATGAATTAATGGCAGGTCGATATGATCCTATGCCTAATGCAACTGCATTTCCTAATCACATAGATAACGGATACGAAGGTATGCTAGTTGTACGCAGTGAGCTTAAAAGTGTTTGCTCACATCATCATCAACCCGTAACTGGTGTTGCATATATTGGAATTATTGCTGGAGAAACTTTAATTGGACTTAGCAAATATACACGTATTGCACAATGGTGTGCTAGACGTGGCACATTACAAGAAGAACTATGTAATGATATTGCTAGAGAGATTATGAGTTCAACTGGATCTACTAACGTAGGTGTTTACATCCAAGCAACACACGGGTGTTGTGAGAACAGAGGCATTATGGCAAATAGCAGTCTTACACAGACAACTGTTTTAAAAGGTGCGTTTAAAGATGACGCTGGCACTAAGAAGGAATTTTTTGATAACATTAAACTACAGCAAGAATTTGCTTGTGGAAAATAGGAGATAGTATGCCAATACCAGAAAGAATAATTATGCCAGCAACAAAAGACCCAAGCATGGGACACTTTTACGTAAGCCTTGTTAAAAGTGCAGTACGCATTGTGGCAGGAGTGTCAATGATATACGGAGGCTACTACTTAGAATATTGGGGTACGCCATTTATAATCGCCGGAGTAGGCTTTGTAATTGCAGAGGCACTTGGCATATTAGAGGAGATAGTTTAATGCTAATTGAAGTTAAAGACGGACCATTTGCAAAAGCACTTGAAGAGAATTTAGATGACGGGGTCCTAATGAAAGAAGTAGTAATCCATAAAATTATAAACGGGTTACTAGTACGTCAAATTCACACTCGTGAGTATTCACAAAATAAAGATGACTGGAACGATAGGTCGTCCAGTAAGCCATTATGCAAGACAAATTAGATTTACACAAAAAAAGAGTCTATTCCGTTGTTCCGCCAACATCAGCTAACGACTGTATGATACTTACACCGGCTGAAGCGTTTATGTACAATCTTCGAGGAATACCGTTAGTTGATATGACTGAGAGGCACGGAATGACTATTAACCGTTTAAAACTAAGCAGGAAGGATCTAAATCATGGGACCGTGGAACGAACAAGTACAATTGCGTAGATCAAAATCTATTCAAACATTACTCGACACTAATCCTCAATTGGATGAAGGTGTTCAAGGAATGTGGAAAAGAAAACTGAACGATCTTGCTGTTAACGAAGATGAATATAATTGCAGAGTTGTTGAGTTATATAAAAATATTAAAACGGATTGGCTAACAGATGTTTCTTAAGTTTCTAAAACTAATTGGACGAGAGCGTATTATCTACGATAGAGATAACACAATTCCGTATCTAATTAGATACTATCTATTTTTAAAAGACAGAAAAAACTTTCCGTTTAATATTACTATGCACAAAGTACTAGTAAGTGACGAACCTACACTACACGATCATCCGTGGAGTTGGGGAGCATTAATTATTAAAGGTGGCTATTGGGAACACACTTCAGAAGGTAAGTTTTGGCGTGGGCCTGGTAGTATACGTTTTAGAACAGCAAAAGATTTGCATTGGTTAGAACTTGCTAAAGACGCAGACGGAAACGAAATTCCATGCTGGAGCATTTTTTATATGGGCAAGAAAGCTCAAGAATGGGGTTTTGTTAAAGATGGTAAATGGATACACAACGAGGATTATTTAAATCATGGGTGATATTAAGAAACATTATTATAGCTGGGCTGACGTAGAAAAAATGTGTGTAAGCATTGTTAATCAGATGTACGCTGACAGTTGGCGGCCTGATTACATTGTAGGTCTAACACGAGGCGGAAATGTGCCTGCTACTATTATTAGCAACATGACTGGCATACGTTGCGAAGCACTTAAAGTAAGTCTACGTGACGATAACAGTCAAAGCGAAAGCAACTTATGGATGGCAGAAGATGCATACGGATATGCAAGTGATACAAATATCGGTGGTCCTACTACAGCAAAGAAAATCCTTATTGTAGACGACATTAACGATACTGGTGCTACTTTCAATTGGATCAAGGAAGACTGGCCTGCTAGTTGTTTGCCTGATGATCCGAGATGGGAGAAAGTTTGGTATAGTAACGTTCGGTTTGCTACCCTAACTAATAATCTAGCAAGTGACGCTACAGTTCCTGTTAGTTACACATGTCACGAAATAAACAAATTTGAAGAAGATGTTTGGCTTGTTTATCCTTGGGAAAATGTAGGAGAGTACACATGAGTTATGACGATCAATGCGCAGTAACATGCACACACAACGACAAAGTTGTAGATGCAGAAGTTGGCAATTTTAAATCTAAAGAGTTTGTTGAAGTATATATTGCAACAAATAAAATTCACATGCGATGGAATGGTAAAACATACGTCGGCGGAATGGCTGGTATGGAATTTACTACACCGGGTCCAAGAGAATTTAAAGTAAAAACTGGACGAGGTCGTTATGAAAGCTGATACATTAGAGTTAGCAAAAAGCGAAGGCCGTGCTCCTTGGAATGACATTGAAATTGACACTAGAGATTTTACAGTGTTTCGTGACAAGTATCCGGTTACTGAAGGTCACACATTAATTGTACCTAAAACAGCAGACAGTGAAGGCATTATGAAATGTTTTAACTTTGCTGTTACTATGGGGTACGATAACGTAATCAGTGATAAGACTAATATCACAGGTTACAATATTGGTTTAAATGTAGGTGAGAGTGCAGGACAAACTGTTATGTATCCGCATGTACATTTAATCTTTCGTAGAGACGGTGATACGGAAGATCCTAAGGGCGGCGTTCGAGGCGTCATTCCGTCAAAACAACAATACTAAAAAAGGAAAGGGTATGGAATTGAGACAGCAAATGATTAATGCAGCACGTAAACACGCTGAAGCTGAAATTGAACTACACAAAACAAATGTAGAAGTATACATGCAGAAAGTTGTAGGTATTGGAGAACATTCGGATATTATCGAAACGATCCAAAAAGAACTAGATAAAATGGCTTCTGCACACGATCGTCTAGAAATGTTAGACAAATATTTTGTCTAAGCAATGGACAGTTAAAGTAGAAGAAGACCCGGAGACAGGAGAGGTAATTTTACCTTTTCCGCCGGATCTTCTCAGCCAAATGGGATGGGATTTTGGTGATACTCTTATTTGGGATGACAATCTTAATGGCACCTTTTCAATAAAGAAAAAGGTTGACAACACCGATGAAAAGAAGGTATAATAGTAGTATGAATGAAACAATCGCAACTACCGAAGATACTAAGAAGTATTACTACAGTGAAATTTTTCACAGTATTCAAGGTGAAGGACAATACACTGGTGTTCCTACTGCTTGGATTAGATTCTTTTTATGTAACTTGCAATGTAACGGGTTTGGACAATTAGATCCAACTAATCCTGATACATACGAACTTCCGTTTGAAACTTTTGATTTATCTAAAATTGATAAAGTAGAAGACTTACCTGTTTGGGATAAAGGTTGTGACAGCAGTTACACATGGGCTAAACGATATAAACACTTAATGGGGCAAGAAACTCCTAAGGCATTAGCACATAAGATTATTGATATCTTAAAAACAGAGAGTAACCCGGAAGGGTTATTCTTACATCCTGTATCGCAACAGAGGCAACACTTCTGTGTTACAGGCGGCGAACCTATGATGCCACAAAGTCAGAAAGCGTTTATAGGTATTATGCGAGAGCTTAAAGCACAAAATAATTTACCCGCTAGTATTACATTTGAAACTAACGGTACACAAAATCTTACACAAGAGTTTATTAACTTCTGGCAACAAGAAACAGAAATTGAATTATTCTTTAGTGTATCACCTAAACTGTTTAGCACATCAGGCGAACTTGCTAAGAAAGCAATTAGACCCGAAGTAGTTGAGCAGTATCGTAAATTATCTAGCAAAGGACAATTAAAGTTTGTTGTTGGTAGTTTACAACGTGAGTGGGATGACATGGAGGCAGCTATAGCACAATTTCGTGAAGTAGATGTTGACTTTCCTATTTGGGTAATGCCCGTTGGTGCTAGAGAAGAAGAACAAACCGCAACCGCAGGGCATGTTGCAAAAATGGCATTTCAGAAAGGTTATAATGTAGCTGCTAGAGTACATGTATACTTATTTGGTAATGCAATTGGAACTTAAGGAGAATATATGTCATTTTTAACAAAAATACTTGGCTTAGATAAAATTAAAGAAATTAACAAAGCTAAAGACGAAGAACAGAATAAACTGCTTAGTGCTAAAGATTTAGCAACTAAAAAGAAGCAACCGTGGGTAGGTGTAATTGATACACACATTAATAAAGATAATGTAAAGAACGGGTTCTTTGAACTCGACTGGAATGATCTGTTTATTAAACGTTTGATCAAAGAAGGATACGGAGTTGACAATGACAAGCATGAAGAAATTGTTGATCGATGGTTTCGTGAACTATGTGCTAACGTAGTTGTTGATGGTGACTTTGGCGGGCCTTTAGATGGTCTTCAAACTGGCAACATTGATATTAACAATGTAAAAAGAAATAATGATTGACATTGTGCGTAAAAGAGCGTATAATAACACTATAAACAATTAAAGGCAACGTAATGACACATATTATAGTAGATACAGCAAATACATTTTTCCGTGCAAGACACGTTATTAATGGTAGTGCAGACATTAAGTTAGGTATGGCTTTTCATATTACACTTAACAGTATTAAGAAAGCATGGCAAGACTTCGATGGCACTCATGTTATATTCTGCTTAGAAGGTCGTAGTTGGCGCAAAGACTATTACGAGCCTTACAAACGTAATAGAAGTGATGCTCGTGCAGCACATAACGAACAACAGCAAGAAGAAGAAAAGATCTTTTGGGAAGCGTTCGATACATTTAAAGACTTTGTTACAGATAAGACTAACTGTACTGTTATGCAACACAAACAGCTAGAAGCAGATGATCTTATTGCAGGTTGGGTACAAGCACATCCTGATGTTGATCATGTTATTATTAGTACAGATACAGACTTTCAGCAACTAGTTGCACCTAACTGTAAACTGTATAATGGTGTACAAGAAGTAACAACTACACACAAAGGCTTCTTTGATAAGAAAGGCAAGTTTGTTATTGATAATAAAACTAAGCTGCCTAAAGCTATTCCAGATCCTCAATGGTTATTGTTTGAAAAGTGTATGCGTGGTGACACAAGTGATAATGTGTTTAGTGCTTACCCTGGTGTACGTAAGAAAGGCACTAAGAACAAAGTTGGTTTAACTGAAGCGTTTGAAGATAAGACTACAAAAGGTTACAACTGGAATAACTTGATGTTGCAACGTTGGGTAGATCATAACGGTGCAGAACATCGTGTACTAGACGATTACGAACGTAACCGTGTACTAATTGATTTATCAATGCAACCTAGTAACATTAGAACTATTATTAATGATGTAATTGAAGAAGCAATGGTTGCTAACAAGGACGTTAGTCAAGTTGGTATTAGGCTAATGAAGTTCTGTCATTTATATGACTTAAAAAGAATTACAGATCAGGCGCAGGCATATGCTGAGCCATTAAATGCGAGGTATAACACAGTATGACACTAGACCTAAAAGCAAAACCCATTTTAGATGGAAAGTTTTGGATTGTAGAAAATGCAGGACAAAAAGTAGGAACACTTAGAAAGAACGAAGACAAGTTTGTTTTTAGTAACGAACACGGTGTTAAGTTCTATAATAGTAAATCAAGCATTGTAAAAGAGTACGGAAAAGACTTTTTTGTTGCTAAGATTATAAAAGAAGCTACAGATGCTTTACCTAACGAAGTACAAGGGTATAAGTGTAGCACTTCACCGCATAACTCAATGTATGATATACAGAAACGTTTGCCACTGTTTACAAAAAGTAAAGACTCAAAGAGTTTGTACTGTGCAGGCTATTATGTAATTAAATTCGATAAAGGTTGGGTTAAATCATTCTGTCCTAAGCTCATTACACTGCAACGATATGCGTATAAAGGGCCATTTAAGACTGATTTAGAAATGAAACAGGTGCTATCAAATGTCAACAAGTAACCTTCCTCAATCGCTTCCCAGCATAGAGAAGGTGCTACAACGTATTGCTGTTGCAGAGCAAACTCATCAAAAAGAAGTAAGAATTACTATTGCTGAAGCAAGAGCATTGACACTTGAATTATCGTTGTTTACGGCTAAGCTAGGCGTGGTTGTTACAGACATTAACGAACAATTAAAGCAGATTAGACAAAATAGTGAGCAAGTAGACGTAAAGTTTGAAGGCGGACAGTTCTAAAAAAGGATAAATATATACGTAGTTAATTAAAAAGGGTTACGTATATGAGCAGGCCAAAACCAAATGTTATTCTCGAACATATCAATCGAGAAACATATAAAGCAGAACAAATCTTAGAGAGCGAAGCAATTTGGGCGGTCTTCTATAAAGGAAAACCGTTTAACTTAAAAAGCGGAAGTATGGTGTCTAGTTACCCGGGACCTAAATATAAAAAGGTGTCTTTTTCTAATCCTGGACATGCTAGAAACTTAGCAAAGAAATTAAACTCAATGTTTAATACTACTGAATTTAAAGTCTACACACTAACTTCTGGAGCGGTGGAAGAGTAATGGTATGGATCACAAAGACAATTACACTAGGGTTTTTTTAAAAGCAGCAGGGTTGTCAGCGGGAACAGAAGACATCAAAGAAAAGAAACCTCAATGGTGGTGGAATGTAAGAAGTAAATCCAATGGTGGTTTAAGATTAACAGATGATGCTGTTACATTTATACATGATGTTGCACAGATTAAAACATATCAAGTAAAATTTCCAAAACAGTTTAAAATTACACCACAAGTACTTTTATGGCTTGACAATTTTATCGAATCGCCGTATTATATAACTAAGACGTCTATTAGTGTGCTTAAAGAGAAGTCAGCGTTTGAATTATATCTGTTTAGTGGCGATATAAGTAAAATGGGCTATAACAAAGCATTAGCTAAAAGAATTACTGAAGAAACTAAGAACCAAGATTAACTCCCATTAACTGAGCATATTATAAATATTATACAATGATTGAACTTAATCCATTAGACGTACTAAGATCTAGAGAAGTAAAGAGCATGCCTCCGCACTTTTCTACCATGAAGATATCTGATAATGAAAGATATGATTATCAAATTATTGATTGGATCAAAGAAAAAACTATCGGAAGGTTTAGCATTAATGCATACCCTAACGTTAGTAGTAACCAATTCAAAACATCTACATTTGTAGGGTTTGAAGAAGAAAAAGAGTTAACGTATTTTATGTTAGCTTGTCCATACTTAAGGAGAAACTAGAATGGCTGAAGAAACAAAAGACCCAGTAGCTACAGAAGCACCAGTTGGTGGTCCTGTTCCTACTCCCCAAGCAGATGCTCCAGCAGCACCTGACTTAAACATTAGTGACTTAACTGCTGTAAAAAGCATTATTGAAGTTGCAACACAACGAGGTGCTTTTAAAGCTGCAGAACTTGAAGCAGTAGGTAAAGCATTTAATAAATTGTCAACGTTTTTAGATCACGTTGTTTCACAACAACAGAAAGATCAAGGAGAAGCAGATAATGGCTAGAAATATTAAACATGTTGGAAAGATGACTAATACCGGTGACCATGTTGCTGTTGTATTTAGAACTCTTCCAGGAGAATCAGATAACGCACTAGTATTGCAAACAGCAACACTACCTGATAACTATCACGATAGCTTAATGAAGCTTATCGAAACAGACCAAGCACAAGAAGCGTTTGAACTAGGTGAGTTTATGTTTAGAAACTCTTTTCCAGACGGACGTCCTATGCTTCAAGCAATGCAGGCAGACAATCGTCTTAAGAAAGTTCCAACAGCGAACGTTACTATGACACCAACGTCTGTTCAAGCAATTCAATTAAATGAATTAAATGGATTTATTGCTGAACAAAAAAATTGTGCTATTGACGACTTGCATACATTTGTAAGCGGTGCTCCAAAAGCTCAAAGAGACAATAGTCTAGAGCCTAAGAAAGCTGCTCCAATTGCAGAAGCTGCTCCAGTTACACAAGCATCAGATAACGGTGTATTGAGTGATGATGATCTTGCTAAGTCATTTAGATCACAAGCTGATAGACTCAGCAAAGAAGCTGCTGAATTAAGACGCCAAGCAGAAGACCTAGTTCCAACTAAGCGTAAAGCTAAGACGGCAACTAAAGTGTCTGAGAGTGTCTAGCAAACAGTACTTTCGTCCACCGAAGCATCTGGTCAAGGAATGGCCAGAAGTGTTCGACGACCTCTATATGAATACTATGCCCGTTGCGTATTTGGATGCAATGCTATTAGAATTTAATGATGGAAGGATTTGGGAGATTAACATCAAAGAACATCTTGTTCAAGATGACCCAGATTCTGTAGCAAAAAAATTGCTACAAACAATGAATGAATATAAAGATTCTATAAAGAAGGTAGATTTTAAAATTAATATAGATCTTCTTAAGAAAGAGATTCAAGATCGAACAAATAAACTATTGTAGTTTCTCAAATTAAAGAGCTAGTAGAAATACTAGCTTTTTTTTATGTTCTAGTATTACCGTAATGAATTACTTTATGTCTATTAGATTTGTATTCTCTCCACGGATCAACTACAACACTATCGTCATTTAACGATACATACAGCTCAGGATGAGACATAAGAACAACAGCACTGTATGTTCTATTGTTTGGTTCAAATGCTAACGGATCAATTTGAATTGGCGGAAATCCTGCTTCGTTACAATAATGTCCTACTAGTAGTGCATAACTGCCATCAACATACGGAACTCCAGGCTTATAAGCAATACCGTTAAGTAAGATAGGAAGATCGTACTGCGTAGCGTTGTCAATTAATACCTGTGCCATATTCTTTGCTTGTATTTCTCTAGCATTCATAATAGCATCAAAAATATCATAGCCCAAATCTAATTTGTCTGCCATGTAGCGCAGTGCAATATTGTCACGTGGATGACATCCACCGCCATCGCCTAGTCCTGCTTTCATATAACTAGGTCCCATAATACGTTGTGTACTGTTAGCTAACGCATCTGTAACAACATCTACATTAATGTGTCCTTGCTTTTCAGCAACATCTTGAATCATATTAACAAGTCCAAGTTTCGTGCTAATAAATGTATTATAAAAAACTTTGATACACTCGCATTCATCCCAGGTGCCAATTTCGTATCTTGGATTGTTTTCCATAATTGTTTTATAGAAGTCTACAAGTTGTTTGGCATCACCGGTTTCACTACCATCTTCTGTACCAATCATTACCATCTCTGGATTGACCATGTCGTGTGCAACAGTACCCATTGCAATTAAGTATGGGTTGTATACAAACCGTGTGTTATGTATTAAAGGTACAAATTCTTCTCTTGTTGTTCCTGGTAGTACTGTGCTAATAAGGACTAGTAATTGGTCTTTGCTCATATTAGCGTTTGCTTCTTTTAGTACATCTATTACAATGTCATAACTAAAATCTTTAGGTTCCAAATGTGCTGTTGGTGCTCTACCATCATATGAAGGATCATGAGGTGTAGGTACTGCTACAAAAACAATATCTCGATCTTTAACCATTGTTGATATTGACGAATGTACTGTTACTAAATTACTTGTAACTTCTCTAGTATCATATCCAGAAACGTTATGTCCTTTTTGAGCAATAGCTTCAGCGCATGGTAACCCCAATTTGCCTAGTCCTATGAATCCAATTTTCATTACATTTTTCCTTTTCAAATAACTGTATATATTTACAAAATATACTTAAAAGACCGTTTAAGCCTGGTTTTAAGCAGAGAGCGTTAAGTGTTAGTAGTACATGTTAAACACGCTGTATGACGCTTAAAATACGTCTTAGGCACCTAATTCATAGGCTTTATAAGCTGTTGTCTACGGTATAATACCTTGTAATTATGCTCTGCAATTGGCCGTACTTTGGACATCCATTCTCGCCATTCAATTTTATTTAATTTGCATATTCGTTCAATTTCATCTACAATAGCAATAGCTCTATCACCATGATCTTCTATCGAATCGTAATGCTCGTTAATGTGCGGAGCAAACGTTTTATATCCTAATTTTTTAAGATACTGTAACGTATTTGGTGAACCTACAAGTATAAACGGATGACCCATAGCAATAGTTTTAAATATTTTTTCGCTTAGAAATGGCACGTTTTCATAAAATGTAGTTTCACTAACTACACTAAAAAATGTTTCTTGATAGTAAGATTCAATTGAAGGTTGGTGTTCTGCTCTATTAGTAACTAAATCTTTCTCATCAAGATACATAGGAGGCAACTGCTGCACTCCTTCAGATCTTTTTAATATCTTAGTAATTTCTTTGTGGCCATAATGTTTTTTACTTAACCAATTCCATATTTGTTTCCACTCTCTACGATCATCTGATGGTGCTAGGCTAACATACCCTTCATCTAATAATCCTCTATCATATAGCATTGTAACTAATAAAGGACGATGCAATCTCCATCTTCTATTTAAATTAAGAAACTTTTTAGTATACTTACGTTTCTTTTCTAACGTTGGTAGAGCGTTTCGTTGTCGTATAGTATCTTTACCGGTTGTTTCAAACAAGCTATACCACATAATTTTAATTTGTTCAGCATTATTCTTTTTACAATAGCTTAGTGTATAGCGTAACATAGTTGGCACACCTGACAAGAATACAACTTGACTTGCTGGAATGTTGTACTTATTAACTATGTGTTTGTATATTGCATCTACACTTTCGTAGAAGTATTCTAACGAGTTATCTAACACCAAATATATATTGTTAATCTGCAATTCATGAATAGTGTGTTGATCTAAAATAGTATCTAACGGATAACATTCAAAACTGTTTGGGCCAGAAAATTGTATATACACGTAATCTAAGTTAAGTTTTAGTTTTGCATTTTCAGCAGGATTACTATCCATCGGAATCTTATTAGGATTATTTGAATTGTATGTTTGTAGATAAAATAAATCTTTAGAATTTAAACAGGCCATTATAATCTACTTTGCTTGTTATTGTGTTCATTCCACCAAGTTTCTAAGTCTTTAAAAGATTTTGCTTCACGCACTTTCATTTCAGATTGATGTGCATATTCTGTCATGTTAGAAGTAACACGATGAGTAGGTAGCATTTTTTCTATGTATTTTACATGTCCTTTAGGTGTAGGATGATAGTCAGCAGT